ATGAACATGCACATACCGTTTGCCGCCGACAGAACTTTGCTGCCACGCGCACTGATCAAGAGACCTCGCAGAACCTACACCGCCAGATACACCTTCAACATTGGCCAGTTGGTCACATTCGCCGGCACGACCTGGACAGTCGTCGATCGCCACCCCACCACAAACGGCCACCAGATTTACAGCCTGTTCAGACCTGGCGACATTCGCCCCTTTCGGGTGGTCCTCGGCCGCGCCCTTGCGGCAGCGCCGAGCGATCCAGCAGAAGCCGACCTCGCCGGGCTCTGCAAGCAGCGGCGAGAGGATAGAATTCGATCCCTGCTGGCAAGCCAGCGGGGTAGTGCCGGCGCTTGATAACGTCGGTGCGGCCGGGGCGCGTTGCTTGGACACAGCGCGTTCCGGTTCCCTTTCCGAACGGCGGCGACACCACCTTGAGGGCCACCGACCCGACGTCCCGTTCCCGCTGCCGGCATTAGCTGGCGCGATGCCCTTCCTCCTTGCCCAGGAGGGAGGGCTTTCTTGTTGTAAATGCTGACAAATTTGTCAAGGCATCTGTGGACGGAAGCAGATCGCGAGCGACCCCGGCGGAGCAACCATCTAACCTCCTTCAAGATGAAGAAAGGGATGTGTGATGACTGATGTCTCCGTTCGGGTTTACGTTGTAGAGCCAACCAGTGAACTTAACCTGTTGCTCGATGTCTCCACCTCCTACTTTGGAAACACCTGCCCAGCCATCGGCGACGTCATCAGCCTTTTCGATGACGATCGTCATTTCAAGGTGTCGCAACGCCAGTTCCTTCCCGCGAAAGAGCGAGACAAGGGATGGGCGGTGATGTGTTGGGAAGTAACCGAACCGATGTTCACCAATTCGGCCTGTACGTGGGCAATAGACAGCGATTGGGTTACGGAATGGCACATTGCTCAAGCGCAGGAACGGCTCCGTACCATGAGTAAGGAGTTTAAGGCGCGCAAGAGGAAGAAGCCATGACTGATTCCCTCTCGAAACTCCCGCTATTTGCAACCGACATCGAGATCGCCATAGCTGTTGTTGGGAAGGCTCGAGCCTCCGAGTGGAAGCGGAGCGTCCTGCCCGTCATCGAAGCTCGAGGGTTCCCAAAGTTCGACCCGTTGCATGGCGGGCGGCCCGTTCCGCTAATCCGGCATTATTACGATGCCTACTTGGGTCTGGCCCAACCTATCCATACGGCAGGTCCGGACGGCGAAGAGCGGTTAGGCGAATGGAAGAAATCACGCAGGAATCGGACCAAAACAAAATGGGGTGACCCATGACTGACGCCCCGCGACTGATCGGCCGCAAAGAGGCATCCGCCTATCTCGGCATCGCCGAATCCACCTTCTCTATGTGGGTAGCGACGCACAAGATGCCCCAGGCCGTGGCTGGAACACGCAAATGGGACAAGAAGGCGATCGACGCACGACTTGACGAGTTGAGCGGGCTGACGCCAGCAGATGCCGAAGACCCATATGAAAAGTGGATGCGCGAGAACTCAGACGATTAGGGTTTCGAACCAGTAATTCTGCGAGTTGCGCCCTCTGAATTCTGCGCTACCCTGTGGCGAATAGGAGGTAGCGATGAAGGTCATGCAGAGTTCTGAGATCCCCGCGTTTGTGGACGAAGTTGCCGCAACGGGGTGCGACATCACGGCGGTGCCTGGCGTCGGATACATCTTCGGAGACGCCGACCTGCCGAGGCCGGTATATCGAAAGGTGCTGCCCGAGATTCGGCGAATTTCGGAGCACTACGGTGAGCGCGATCACCTGCTCGAGGAGATCACCGATTATCTGATCTCTATCGGGCGTTCCTATCCGCGGCCAGCGCGGTACTGACGGACGGCGGTCAAGATAACAGTGAGCGCGTGCTCCGTAGTTGACAGCACGATAGGAATAATTGGGAACAAATAAAGAACAAATTTGCCTGTGGATTAAACATCGCGAAAGCCCCGTTTCAGCGGAGTTTCAGGCATATTGCTCTCGCCGCCAAGGAACGACCGTGCCTGGAAAACACGTTAAGGTCGCCCTCGACGGCTGGAGCTGTACCCGCAAAGGAGAGGAGATGGTTGCTGCCGTCTCCTCTCCGGATCACGGTAAATGTACCGTGCAACAAGTGGCCTTGTGGAGCAACCTCCAAAATGACGACGCCGTCAAATCGATGTGGATGACTTCCCGTGCGAGGGCTGAATGAAAAAACCAGAAGCCGAGAAAGCTATTCGATCCCTTAGCCACACTTGGTTCGGTACCCTAGCTGAGAAGGAGCAGGAGCATCCAAGCTTCGGCGATTTCACGAGGTGGCTAGACGACAATGGGTATGGTGGCTACTTGGACTTCAGGTCGACAATGGGCGCGAACGAAGCTGCCAAGATGTGGTTCGACCAAGAGCTAAAACAGACTTGGCGGCGTTAGGCGCGATCTTCGCCCGCTGTCGAATAGCCGATGAAATCATCTTCCGATTCTTGCTCGTTCTTCCAAGGGGAGTTTTCTGTGGTCCGATCAACCTCTACGTTGGCGCTGCTTGTCTCTCTCGCAGTCCCCACCGGCGCTCATGCCATGTTCGTCGCCAATTACGCGAGCTGGAGAAAAATGCCGCCGGCGTTGCAAGAGGGTTACCTGATCGGCGTGATGGATGGGTGGACACGCACCTCTACTCGCGGCGAGCAGCCTTGGATGAAGGCTCAGCGCACGGGAATTAACAAGTGCATGCGCGAACAGGAAATCAGTTCCGCTATGCTGGTGAACCTCGTGAACTCGCACTACAGCGCACACACGGCGGATTGGAGGGTTCCCCCGGCGATCGTCGTCAAAGACGTTATCATGGGAACGTGTTTGGCGGACGTAAACAGCGAACGAGAGAAAGCTGGCTATAGCGCGTGGGAGCGGCAACCCGCTCAGATCTCCAAGGATGATTGATCGGGGCCTTATCGACGCGGCCTTATGTAGCACTAGCACCAAGTTAAATTTGGCGTTTTCAGTCACTTAAGATTATGCTCCGTCCCTAAAAACGGAGCCGCAAATGAGTCAAACCACAAGCTGCGCCCACACCATTTCGGTCTTATCCAAAAGCGAAACGAGATTTTTCACGAATGCGAAACGGCGACGATCCGCATCGCCACTTTGAAGAACGACATTCTCGCTATCGACCGCGTCTTGAAGGTCATGGGTTTTGAGGGAGAGGCAAACTCAATGATGACGCGGCCCTATTTCCTTACCGTGCTTCGTCGCGGCGAAGTGCTTCAAACGATCAAGGACGAGCTACGTGAGGCATCGCAACCGCTGCACAGCAGAGACTTGGCGTGAGCAATCATTGCGCTGAGAGGAATGGATCACAAAGATCGCGATATGCTGAAAATGTGCGCCGCGCCGTGTCGAAGCACGCAAGGAACTTGAAGAAAGCTGGGAGGGTGCGGGAGATGATGAATGAACAAAAAGAAGCGGTGTGGGTCTGGGAGGGACCGGAGGCCTCGCGCATAGAAAGATAATGTCAGTATGGTTCTCGGTGAGCTGAGAAATGACGAATATTTGTCGACCCGTACCGACGCGAACGGGAGTTAACTTGGAGAAGAGGCGACTGCAATCAAATGCAGGAAAGCAATAGTTGGTGTAGAGCTTGCTTACTTCCGTTACGATAAGCCACAATAGCCCGCGTATAAGCAGGTTCATTTGGCCGGGGGTGGGTTTGGAATGAGGAATTGAAGTAAATATCATTCCTACCGAGGACGGCTTGCATAATAAATCGTCCCATATGACCATTTCCGTTCGCATAGGGATGAATTTCGAGAAAATAAACGAAAACCCCCGCAGCTAATTCAATCGCCCGAAACAGCTTATGAGCAGGAGGAAACATTTTCTCCGGAACGGCTTGGATCAGATGCAGCTCGTTGAATACTTCTTTCATTTTAGAAGCAAAATCGTACATTTTTGCCGGTGCGACGGAAGCTGCATGCCCCACTCTGCTGTCACCTGCTACGCCTACATTGTAAGTGTCAAGACAGCGAAAAGCCTCGCCTCTATAGTGCCCAGCATAATAGTCAAAGCTCTTTGGGGTAAGTCCCTCAAAGAAGACTGCATGTATCGGGCGGGTATCCTGAGCTGCCTTTAATTTTTGCTCTATACTAGACATGCGAAGACTATAGAGGAGATTTGCAGTCCGCTTGGATAGTATTTCATGCTTATAGTTCGGGTGATGTTCGTACTCCCAGTTGCCTGGGCACGGGATAAGCCAATCCTCCATCTGATAACCCGAATTAATCGCCGGAAGAGCTATATTTTTCGGCCAATTTTACAGACCATTCCTCGACGTTTTCGCCTCGGCGTCCTTGCAGACGCTCAAGCGCCTCTTCAGCAGCGCGAATTTCGTTTGAACTCGGCTTCCCAATGGTTGCGATAGTGTTGGCTAAATTTAGCTCTGCCCAACTCCGGTGCTGGATGATCAGATCCTGAGTGTGCACTTTGCTAGTAGACTTGATCGAAGCGCCTGAGACGACAGGCCATGACGAGACAGCGGTAATGTGTGGCATTTCAATTATGGCGCTTGCTGCACGCTGCAATATGTTCAACCCCGAACGTGGGATCGGTTGGTGAGTCATTCTTTGATTAATTGCCGCCATGATTTTCCCCCTGCTGTTGGTCGAGGAAGTTATTTAGCCAATCGCGAAGCTGTGATGCAGTGTCGAAATTGAGGTAAAAACCAACTTCCAAATTTCTTATGAGACCTGCTCTCGTATCTATCGGAACAGGTGGAACTGCCTCATCCAAAACAAATTGATCAACTCCATCCGTTTTCTTAAGCGCGTGCCTTACTACCCGGGGGACCGGAAGTCTCTCTGAATAGAGGCCTAACCACAGCTTGTTGCTTGGCGTAGGACCACCTACGAGCCCGTCGCACGCGATCTCGCGATACAACGCGGACTTGATATAGTGCACGTCAATTGTCGGCGTTGTCGACTCGTCGGTCATGATGTCTGTCAAGGATTAGCTCACAAATATCATATTCATCACAAGTTAATTATCAATCGCATTAGACGGAATTATGTTCCAAATTAGGTGGCCTGAGCCAATTAAAATAAGGAGTTTAATAACTTTCCGAAAAAAAGCCGCGATTCTTAGCTTTTCGCCATTTTTATCATGATCTGATATCGGCGGGACTAGGAATGCCCCAAGCCTTGCTTGATGTGACGCCTGTCACGCTGGCCGCTCTAGCTCAATCTTGAATAATAACATTCCAGATGTTGAAGCTACATATATCTATTTTGATTTGCGGTCGTGATCGTATTGCCCATTCCCACCGAACATACTACTTAAAATTGTTGACATTGAGGAGGATTGAATGCGCAACGGCTTATATAAAGTACAATTCCAGACACCTAATGACATCGGATACGGAGTTGTTTTTGCTCAAGACGGAAAAATGTGGGGAGGTGACTCTGCTATCTATTATGTCGGAAGTTATTCCCTTGATGGTGACACGCTCACAGCCACTGTCAAAACCGATGTCCACTCGAAATATCCGGGAAGCGGGTCGGTCTTTGGAAAAGATCAAGTCACAATCCAAATCACCGGCACGGTCAATGGTGACACCATAAATGCTCGTGGATCGTCACCTCAAGCGCCGGGCATTGGTTTCAATGCGACGATGACTCGTCTTGCCGACTGATTGAGCGCTCCAAAGCTAACGAAAGGCGATCCATAGCTTCAATTAGCCTGCTAATTTTCGTAGCTGCTTCGTCTTTTGATTTACACATATAATATATCTCCAGTTAATATTGGAGGTATATTATCACCATATCCATGCCGTGATGCTGAAGAAATACGTGAATCCGACCTTTGCGCTCAGTGGAAGGGGGCTGACGCCGGAAAGGAATCTGCCAACGCCGCTTGGTTTTTTGGCGTTGTAGGCACGGTAATTGGTGCGGGTACGTTCGTCGCCCCACGAACACGCTCTCGCGACGCCCTCCCCTTAGACGCGCTTATCCCAGTCGAGCTCTTCGCCTTGCCGACGTGGTTTGGGACTCTATTTCCTCCCGATGACCGACGTCCCCTCACCCGCCGTCCCTGCCGGCGACGAGAACCGCCACCTGTTCTGCCAGATGGCAATCGAGATCCCGCTGCAGGAGATAATCGAGGCTGCCGTGAGCGCTGGATGGGAAGAGACTGAGGTGCTGACGGCGATCATCGATGTGGCGGATAACCTCGTGCTCGCGCATGGGTCGAATGCTGAGCTCGACGCGCTTCTGAAAGCGCTGAAGCGGAACCTCGAATAGACTGAGAAGACTGACTTACGCCCGATCTGGAGCCACCATGCCCAAGCCTCTCAAGCGAATTGACGACGCAGATTTTTATGCGATGGTCGCCACGGCAACGACCTTCGAGGCTATAATAAAGGGTGCAATCGCAGTTGAAGTCGAAATAGAGGGAGTTTTCCGTCACGCTTTCGTCGACCCTGAAGCCCTTGCCGAGGTTGGTCTCACATACATTCAGAAGGCGCAATTGTTAATCGCGCTTGGACTTGAACCTCGGTTTCGCGCTCCTCTGCTTGCACTAGCCAAACTTCGGAATAAGTTTGCTCACACTCTCGATGCTGAGTTCTCAGTTTCCGACGCTGACAATTTTTACTCAAGCTTCGCCAAGCATGATCGAAACATTATCGCGAAGACGTTGGCGAATATGCCAGCAAACAAAGACGAACGAGGGAAGGCCAAAGCTTTTAGTGAGTTCCTGCCACGGGAAAAACTCAGCATATGCGTCGTCACCCTTAGAGCCGCTGTTATTTCTGCCCAGCGAGAAGTAGCGAGGGTAACACAGGCTAATATAGCCCTAACTGTTCAACCGTGAGTGAGAGAGAGGAAAGCGGGAGCGCAGCTGCCCGCCCTTTCAATTATGGTCAGGAGCAGATCGAAGCGGAGGATTGAAGCCGACCGGCTGAGCGGGAGCATATCTAAAAAGCACTTGACGGTAGCAATCGGCTAGTCCGGCAGCCGGAACGTCTCGGATAGATCCTCCGGATCGCGCAACCCCTTGAACGAAGGATGCCGCAGCTTCCCGTCATTCGTCCACGCCCGATACTCAATCTCGGCGACCAGCGCCGGAGCCGTCAGCACCAGGTTCTTGCCCGGCACCCTCACAGGCGGCAGCTTCGTCTTGAGCTTGTCGAGCTGCTTCTTCAGCGATCGGGCGACATCGTGTTTGAACCCGGTCCCGACACTGCCCACGTATTTGTAGCCATCGCGGTACCGCCCGCCCAAGAGCAGACTTGCGATCGCGCCAGGAAGCGCCGTCGACGGCTCATAACCGATGATCGCGAAGCTGTCGCTCTGGATGCACTTGATCTTCAGCCAGTCGCCAGTCCGGCCTGATCGGTACGGCCGGTCGCGATGCTTGGCAATGATGCCCTCCAAACCGAGCCGGCAGGCGTGGGCGAGAAAATCATCGGGGTCTGCCTCGAGCTCTTCCGAGATCCTGATGGCTCCAGTCTGCTCGTCCAGTGCGTCTTCCAGCAGATGCCGGCGGGCCGCGTACTCTAGGCCCCGCAGATCGTGGCCGTCGAGATAGAGCAGATCGAAGGCGTAGAGGATGGAGTTCCGTGACGGCAGCTTCCCGCCCGCCTTGCCGGATGCGCCAAGAGAGTTCTGTAGCAGGCCGAAATCTGACCGCCCCTGCTCATCGAGCACCACTGCCTCGCCGTCGAGTATCATTGTGGTCGGACCGAGGGCCTTAGCCGCATCGGCGATGGCCGGGAACCGGTGGGTCCAGTCATGGCCGCCTCGGGTGATGATCCGGACGCCAGTCGGCTCGATATGCACAGCCAGGCGATACCCGTCCCATTTGATCTCATAGGACCATTCATCACCCTGCGGCGGCTTGCTCTTCAGCAGCGCCAGGCACGGCTCCACTCGATCCGGCATGGGATCGAAGGGAAGATGGGGCTGCTTCGGATCTCGCCGCTTGACCGGCCGGCTTTGAAGCGGCGCATTCTCGTCGATCAGCAATGGCGTCGGAGGTTTTCGCGGGCGCTTTGTCATGCCCGTATTGCATCAGCAATTCCTTAAAAAGAATCCCTGTTGACTCATCCCGAGATGAGAACATAATTAGAACATCCGGCCGCCCGGTGTGGTGGCTATCCACATATTATCCACAGCTTGAGCACGCTTCGGCGTGAAGGTGTAACTATGCCTGAAACATTCGCACCCTCGCCTTCCGACGGCTCCGCAGGTGAACTTGAATACCTGTGGGCATTCGTTCGGCCGATCGATGATCCCAGCAAGGAGATGCTGGCGGCGTTGGGAGAGCGGGGCGACCAATCGTTTGAGTGTTTCCGGGCCGATATTTATGGCACCGGCCCTGAAAGCGAGTGGCCGACAATGTCCTGGCTCGAGGTGGGGTTCAGTAGATCGACGGGTGACTACCGCATCCTCTGGAAAAGCGGAATGGAGCCAACTCCGGAACTTCCGGACAATCTGCTCACCGATTGGGGCAACGGTACCGGCCCAGAAGATGCGCTGGAGCAACTCACACAACAAATGAAGGAGGAAGGTCGGCCGCTGCTGGGAGTATGCACGGTGGAGCGCGTTCGCGACGGCGTGCGCGGTTATCGGGATGCTCCCAAGATCATCGGCTTCGACTTCAATCCGGACCTGCAAAAGAGCCTTAAATGATCGAGTTCAAGCCAAAGCCAGCGACCAGATCACCCAACGAGCCGGCGCGATCCTCGCAGCCAAAATCTGCGGTTGAGGTTGAGCCCGTACCCGATGCGATCCCGGTCGAGGCCGACGGTAACGCTTGTTCCATTCCCGCACCACTGGAGCTTTCTTCCGATCTGCCGCCGAGGACCCGGGCGAAGCGCCGGGTCTCGGCGCCCAAGAAATCGCGCGCTATCGAACGGCTCGATGCCGACACAGCTCTCCTTATGCTCAATCTGGACCCATGACGATCATGCTGCCCGAACCACAGACGCAATCCGAGATCGACATCCAATGGGAAGTCGAGGCGGTGCTCGCCTGGCACGATGACGACGCCAAAGCGGCAATCGCGACATTGCTGGAGGATAACAGGCATTTGCGGAAGCAATTGGCGTTGGCGGAGTTCGCGGGGAGCCGAGGTTTCGCCCGGGGCTGGCGGCCGCGTTATGAGCGGTGATTCGTGCCCAGCGTAGAATACAAAGGCGGCGGCCATCCCTATTCTGAAGCCAAGATACCCCGGTTGCTCGACGCCCACCAGAACGGGCAGTTCGTCAAGGTGACCTGCAAATGGTGTCGTCCCCAGATTACAAGAAATTATCGTCCCATGGACATCGCCCAGCTTGTCGGCGACCGCCACGTGATGGAACTTCAACATCGCTTCCGTTGCGAAAAATGCAGGAGGAACGATTATATGGAAGTGTCCTTCGAAATGGTCATTGGCGACAGGATCAAGGGATTTCCTGTTCGTGAACTCGTCGAGATCAGGACAGTGAAGCGGCCGGTTTGGCGCGATATCAAATTGTAACGGTGAGAGCGAATGTGCAACCTCTACAATGTCACCACGAGCCGCGAGGCGGTCCTGCAGTTCACCAAATCCTTTCGCGATAAGGCTGGTTGGAACCAGCCCTCGCTTGATGTCTATCCTGGCTACCAAGCGCCGGTCGTGCGCGTCGGAGAGGACGGGCAGCGGGAAGTCGCCAGCCTGACGTGGGGTATGCCCTCGCCTCCGGCCTTCGTGAAGAACTACGACCCGGGCGTCACCAACATCCGCAACGTCAGCTCGCCGCATTGGAGACGATGGCTCGGCCCGACCAGCCGCTGCGTCGTCCCGTTCACTTCATTTGCCGAACCGGACCCTGCCAGGAAGGTCATGAGCGGCCGCGTGCCGAACGCCTGGTTCGCCGGCAGCGAGGAACATCCGCTGATGTTCTTCGCCGGGTTCTGGACCCCGTGGCGAGGCATTCGCAAGGTGCGCGACGGAGAGCGGGAATATGAGCTGTTCGGTTTCCTGACGACGGAGCCCAACGAGATCGTTTCTCCGATCCACCAGAAGGCGATGCCGACGATCCTCACTACCCCGGAAGAAGTCGACCTGTGGCTGACGGCACCATGGGATGAGGCCAAGCACCTGCAGCGGCCGCTACCAGGAAATATGCTGGTGATCGTGGAGCCGCCGGCGAAGCCGATCGAGGAGGTGCCGACATTGCTTTGAGCGACCTTTCCGCATGAGTGCCAGGGCACGTCAACTTGATGTTATATTCGGCGAACGCTACTCCTACCTAAACTAGAAAAAGGTCTATCAAGCGAATGCCCGCGCGCCACCTCTTTAATTCATCTGGAAAGTGGATCGCGTTCTCGGTGGGAAAGCACTTGTTTTCCACTAAAGGTACGTGGGTTGGCTGGTTTCCTTGGGATGACGATGAGGCCGTTGACAAACAGGGCAACTATTTAGGGCACATCGTTCAGAACAGGCTACTTAAAAGGTTGAACCGGCGATTTCGGGGCTATCCCGGCTATCCCGGCTACCCCGGCTATCCTGGTTACCCCGGATACCCTGGCTATGCCGGGTACTTCCGGATGCCTCTCGGATACACGGATGTTGACGAAGGCAGGATAAGCGCATGAGGAGAACATCGGAAAGAAAGAAGGTATTGCTTGAGCTTGCCGGATTTAATTCTGACACCGCTCATGAAGCGGTAAAGAGAGCCGCGTTCATCCACAAGGAAATGACGGAAGCGATTTCAAATTTCCATACCCTTTATGAAAGCGCTACTAGCCAGGAGAATGTAAATTCCCACGCGGCAGAAGATCTTCTTCGGGCAATGTTGTTGTTTGCGGGATCTGGGCTGGATGCAGTCTTTAAACAATTGATAAACGATGCACTTGCGCACGTCATCGAAAGAGACCCTGGAGCTCAGCGCGAATTTCAAAAATTTGCCGAGCGCCGCATCCGCAAAAGCTCAGCTTCTGACGATTCGAAAGGCGGGGCTCAAGCATCCACGGACTTTGCCTTGCTCGCAGAATTGCTGGTGAGCACCGAGCCGCGAAAGATAATGCTCAAGCAACTTACAAGATCACTGACTAGTGACAGCCTACAATCCAGAGATCAGCTCCTAAAGGCGGCCAGCTACTTCGCGATCGGCAGAGAGGATTTCATGCCAGCTCATGGGGTCACTGATGCTGCGTTTAAGGCGCGCAATCAGATTACCCACGAAATGGATGCTGACTTGGCGAGTCAGCAAGGACGACGCAAAAGAGAATATCATCAGATGATAGAGTGGTGTCAAAACATCGTAGCTATCTCCGAAGCCTTTCTTTCGCAGGTTGCCGCTCGACTGTCAGATAAAACTGGCTCGTCGGAGGAGAGCGATGAGGCGATATCGGCCGAAGCATTCCTGATCGAGGACGACGACACCATTTCGGCCCTAGCAGAAACCGTCGAGCGGTATGAATAAGCCTGAACAGGTTCTAATGGGTTGCAACGCTTAGGGCAGAGCAATGCAAAATGGTGCTTAGCGCCACTCCCCTCCGCCAGCGGTCGCGCTTGGATTATCCGCAAGTGACATCTGCGATAGCATAACCGCACTTATTGCCGCCGACCGAAACGCGCTGATGAAAGGCCGACTTGCCGTCTGGGTACCCCCGCTTTCTACACTCTTGGACCGCTACCCCGTCACCCCAAGCACTTCCGCATCCATAGAACACATCTGATTTCTCTGGGCAGTTCCCCAAATATTCCCCCAAGCAGGCCGTGATAATGATGCGAGGCATCGAGCTCGCGTTCGCAGTCGCTGCTGGCTCGCCCTTGTCCCGGTAGGTCGACACGCGGACCATGCCATCGGAATTGACTACCTTGACTGGATATTGCCAAGCCTCGGGTGCGGGGCTCTTATTGCAGATCGTAATCCATTTATAAAACGATCGGTCATCCACATCGACCTCCAGCTTTTCATTTGCAGGACGAGCCATGACAATATCGGAAGGTGGCTGGGCAATCGCAATCACATAGCGGCATTGGCCCCCGGGCACTGTGACTGGATATGGATATTCTTGATCCTTCTTAAGTAGCTTAGAGAGAGCATTTCCGGTCACTTCTTTTGAGCCGCTGAACTTCAGCGATATGGCTTCCGCCAAATCGGCCCAGGCGCCGGAGCCAAAGTAGGTTGAAAGGTTTAAAGATGCTTGGTCTAGCCTAGCCTTTTGTACGGCGCGGAAGAACTCGATCCCCCCACCGAACGCAATAATGAAGGCCGATAAGAGCGTCGCGACCATATACAGCCGAGGATTCGGACGGAACGTAAGAACGATAGCGGAGATCAAAGCCAAGGCTAGGCCAAGCCCAATGGTTCCAAAACTCAACCAACCTCCAACGGATTCTAGGAACACTGGATCTGTCAGGCTACCTGAAGGGTTCATGAAACACCTACAATACTGGTGGCAGGGCTTTTCGTTGCATAACACGTTGTAGTTGCCACACCAACAGACGACCAATACCTCAATATGAGAGTTTCGGGATACCAAAGGTCGTAACAAAGGCACTTCGCACACGCCAATGCACAAACAGACAAAGCCGCCTCTCCGATCAAGGAGAGGCGGCAAAAATTGCGCTATACCTAAGGTTGACTACTGCGACTAATGTGCCATTCTCGCGCAGTGGGTCAGTTGGAGGGGGCTATGCTTAATTTCAGGAAGATTGCAGTTTTTTTTCTCGCTGTGATGTGGGCAGGTTCTGGTTACGCGCAGGACTATTGCGGAGATGTCTTAAGGTACGCTGCCAAAGATTACTCTCTGGAAACGCAGCAAGACAGCATCGCCAAAGATATCTATGATCAGACGTGCACTGGGTCGCAGGCAAAAGATACGAAAAGTTTCTCTCTTGGTGCCGAGGCCGTAATCTATTCAGTGCCAGCAAAATTTAATCTCGGAAGCGGCTCTACCAAGGATCGGGTCGAACACTTCTGTCGAACTTTCGATTCTGATTACCGTGCAAACACCGCCCGCTACAGGGAAACTTCGCTTGTGTCGAAGGAGGCCGTAAGCGCCTGGTCAAACTGCGTGCAACTATCTGGCGAAGGGGTAAAGTTCAAACCTCTTATTACCACGACACAAGTTACTATAGAAATCAAAAAGACGGCTCCTGACGCTGTTGAGGTCGCGGGAATCCAATTTGATCCATCGCTCCTTGCTTGCTCGGTCCCTAACGACAACAACCAAGCGACCCGCGTCGACGCGACGATGAAAACAGTAAAAACCCTAAATAGTGGTGGCACATGGCAAGTGTCTTGCGACCGCAAATCTCGCTCTGACGATCACCAGCAAACCTACCGGGAAGCAGACCTGTCGGTCCACACATCAAAGGGATCATTTACAGTTCGCGTGCCGGCAGACGCCGCTATTGGCCCACAATCGGCCAGCGAGATAAACGAGAAACTCCGGCTGGTCCAAGCGGGCTTACAGCAACAAGCCGCTAAGATCCCCGAACTGCAGTGCGACCTCGTTTCAGTGGACAGTGGACCGTTCACTCGCTTTCCAACGGCGGAAGCGAAGATCCCTGCAGGCTACCAATTAATGGGCGGTGGCTGTGACCTCAGTGGTGCGGAGCCGGGGCAAGCCGGTGGACGTGCTCACAATGGCCCAATCACCGCCAGTCGCCCGAATTCGTCTCGCGACGGGTGGTATTGTAAGGCCATGGATCCGCCTGGGGTTCCTCTCGCTTATTCCGTTAGAGCGTGGGCGGTGTATTGCCGAGCCCAGATGAGGTAGGTGCGCGCCTTACCCCGCCCTCGCCCGCCGCTGCGGCTGATTTTCATAGAGCCGGTCGAGACGTTCATGGACACCGTCAATTCGGTTTCCCACCCCCTCGATCGCCCTCATGATCTGAGTCGTCTGCTCCTGCATGCCAGCCTTGGTGACGTAGGTCTCTGCGGTGTGGAGCTTGTGTTCGGCAAGTTCCTGCCGCGTCAGGGAGGCAAGGGCGTTCGCAGCGGAGGCCAGCAAGGATGCTTCAGTCTTCGCCTTTTCGACCTTGCCCTCGACGCGCCACCAGATACCCCAGAGGGCTCCGGACAGCATGACGAAGAAGCCTACCACGTACATTAGTTCTTGGCCGGTCATCTCCAACCCCGCAGCGCGTCATCCCGAGACACCACAAAGTTCCGCAGCGCCAAGTGGCGGCGGTAACAATCCAGCAGCGCCGATCGATCCGAGATCCACAGACCCTCTACCTGAGACTGCGTCAGCGGCTTGTTGCCTAGGTCAACCGGCAACCCGCACGCCTTCAGCAACTTGCTATCCGGAGCGGCCAGCACAGGCGGCTTCACCGGACTAACGGATCTTGTTGATACGCTGCACCCCAGCATCACCAATGGCAACGCGGTCAGCATCAGGATCTTGCTGAGCTTCACTGGCCAGCCTCCTTCGGAGTTCTAGGTTGTCGGCTTCGGCGGATTCGAGAGCGGCGATGGCTGCGGCCTCCCGCTGCTTGGCCGCATTGTTGGTGATCGTCTGCCGGCGCTGTTCGTTGGCGTCGGCTTCGGCGAGAGCGGCGGCGGTGGCGGCAATCTGCTGTTCGTAGTGAGCAGCGGCTCGCTGGTAGCCTTTGTGGTCGACATAGGTGTAGGCCCCAAGCAGCAGCGCAAGCGCAGCCACAGCGCCCGCCAGCCAGCGCCCCACGGGGCTTAGGAGGAAGGCAATCATGCGGGCAACCCCGTAACGCATACCTCGGCCTCGCCCGGGCGGGTGGCATCACCCATCTCGCGACGATTGACGAGTCCTCGGAGACGGACGCCGCCTGCCTTGTTGAAGGCCGTGGCAGCTTCGCAGCTTAGGCGATAGTTCGGTTCCGCCCTGAGACGCGCGGCGTCATTGACGATGCGGACAGCCGTCGAATTGCATGTCGCGCCGGCGCCTACGTTCCAGGCGAGCGTCAGCATGGAACCGCGCCAACTGAGCGGCGCCTTGTCCCAGTTGCGCACGCACTTAACGAGATGCGGCCGGTAATCTCGCTCGAGCTTGCCTGCTGTGCGCTTGTCACAGCCCACGGGCGTCTCGACCATGCCCTTACGGACGTCGGTCGTGTCGCCATCGCAGATCGTGTAGACAGGCTTCGTCGGAAGGGTGTCGAGGTAGGCGATGAGATGTCTGCCTTCCCATGGCTGCATGATCTTGATTGCGAGCGCCGTGTCATCGTGGACGTTGGGCTGGCCTGGGAATATCGCCACCATACCGGCGACGGCTGCCGCAGCCACGCCTGCAATCAGCTTGCCGGCCCGCTTCGTCGCCAAAATCTTATTCACTGGCAATGGTTTTCTCCTTTGGCTGCGCCACATGCCGCGCTATCCAGGCGCCGCCGAGCAGCGCCAGCGTCACCCACCACGGAATGAAATCCGCAATGAAGGGCACGAAGTTGAGGATGATGTCGGCGACGGCCGCGAGCTCAATGAGCCGCAGCGACCATGCGCGCTTGACGACCGACCCGGCATCCGGAATCAGCCAGGCGCGGACGGGCCGCCAGGCGCGCCGAAGTACCCGGCGCCAGTCAGGAATGAATTTCATTTTCTTGATCCTTTGGCCCGCTCATAGATGTCGCGGGCCGATAGCTCGTCGGCGCAATGATGCGGCTCTCCCATGACCTGTCCGACAAGACGGCAAAACAAGCAGTCGTCGCCCCACCGCATCGCAGCGCGCAAGCACAGTGTCTTGCCGGACGGCCCACCCGTTACGGAGCAAGCCATCCGGCTGAAGTTTGCAATCAAGTCGTGGAGCATGGCCGTTGCCCTAGTTGTCGTCTGTGCTGCCGTAGCGCCGCGTCTGATTCCACAGGTCAGGCGTTGCCGGCGTCCCTGCAGGCGCGTCCTTGGCAGGTGTGCTGCTGCCGCCGCCTTCGCCGTCGCCGCCGCCATTTCCAGACGACCCGTCCTTCTCTCCGCCGGACTTGCCGTCGTAGAGCTTGGCGCTGATGGCCGTGGTGTAGCCTGACTTGCTGAAGGCGTGCGTGACTGTGCTGATGACGTAAGGCACGCCATCAAGGCCGGGACGAACGCCCTGAAACAATAGCGGCGCACCAGCAACGATTGCCGTGTCGCCCACCACCGTGACCGAGGCAGAGCCCTCCCCGCGCTTCAGATCTTTGGCTTTGGATTGCGCGGCCTTATCGGCTTCCTCGACGCTTGAGAACGGTTCGGGGATGCGGTAGACGCTATCGCCATCTTCGTCGCTATCGGCTTCGATCTCGACGCGCTTGGCTTGGTCCTTGTCCTGATAATAGGCGACCACCTTGCTGTATTTGGTCCGGTCGTTGGCCTCGAATGTGCATGAGCCTTCGACGATCCGTGGTGGGCTGACGACCACCGAGCCGACGAAAGCGCCGGTCGATGCATTGCCGGACCCCTTGGCAGAGAACACCAAGCGGCCAGCCTTCACGGCAAACAGGGCGTTGTGGCGCTCCGCCAGTCGGCTTAGAAAGTGGATGTTCGATTCGTCCTGCTGCGCAAACCAGTCGTAGACATGGGCGCCAATGGATTTGTCCACGCTGGCCTGGAGATCGCTTTCTCTGGCCACATCATCGACGATCTCCTTGACGGTCTTGCCTTCCCAGCTTCGTTCCTGGCGTTCCTTCAGCTTGCCGCTGCGCAGGTCCGCGGACTTGCCAGAGATCGACATGCCGAACGGCAGGCACTTGCACGTCACCTTGTCGACCGTAAACTGGCCAAGGCTGCGCAGTGTGCCGTAGCCTATACGGATATCGACGACGGCTCCGGTGCGAGGAATTGCCAGCATCTGTGGCGGCCCGTCGTTCAGTTCCATTTCAAACGTGTCGGCCTCGCCGCCATCGTTGTCCGTGACGGACGCGGAAACCAGCCTCTCGTAGAAGCCGCCGGCGACGGACTGGCCGTCGATAGTGATTTCAATCTTCGGGCGCATTGGTTACTCCCAAAGTTGCACGAGTTCGCGCGCTGGCGGCATTGTCTGGATATCCGGCAAAACAATGATAGTGCCGTTGGGGAGATTCGGCCCCAGAGCAGCAAGGCCGGGGTTGGCGTCGAGCACCGTCTCTGTGACGCCGGCCGTCCGCCCGTAGTGGTCGAGGCAGACCAGATCGACCGTCTGGCCTTGCCTGGTCGTGTAGCGCGTTGCCATGGTTCATCACCCGAACAGATTGAGGATTGGCGAAAGAATGCCGCCGGTAGACCCGCCGCCACTGTCGTTTTGGCCGTATCGCTTCAGTGTGATGGTGTAGGAGTTACGCCTCGCCTCGCCGTAGGCGGTGAAAAAGCTCTTGTCCTCGTCGACGGACTGAATGGTGAATCGACCGTGGATCGTGCCGAGCGTGGCATCGCCAGACACCAGCATCAGGACTTGGCCCGCATTCGCTGCGGCAATGATGCCGTCCAGGGAAGACTGCCCTCCATTCTGCGCTGGAAAAAGCACGCCTTTGATGCTGACCTCTTCCGAGGTTGGCCCAACCCATTGCATCTGGTCGAGCGTCTGCGCCACCTTGACCTCTGCCCACGGAGTCTGCACCTTGCGGGACATGCCGTCGTAGCCGAAGCCGATCGCCTCGAATGCATAAGGCCCAAGAGCCATCGCGGTTGGTCCGGACATGGCGTCTCCTGTTGACAAATTTGTAAAGCCCGCCGAGGGTTGCCGGCAGGCTCTCATGACCAACTGTCATGAAGTTAGCATTGGCAGAATGGGTCCATCGCGCTTAGCGGCCAGCCGCACACAGGTCCCTCCGTGTTGCGAAGAGAAGTGGGTTCATCGCCTAATCGCTAAACGACGACTCGTAAGCATTCCGACTGATAGTGCCCAACTGGCTTGCAGCGGCACCCGCTGCTGCCTGCGGATCCGATACGCCGGTGATGGTGATTGGCGCGTGCACGGTGACGTTCGGTGGCACACGATTGACTTCCTGCACCTGCTGGACGCCCGATGGCTGCGTCATTGCGGCGATGCTGCCGCTGTCGATGCGCGTGTCGCCAATGTCGTCCGCAGTTTTACCCGGCAGTGTGTCTGTGGTGTTCCCACCTATGCCCATCGCACGCGCCGCCTTGGCAGCGTCCATGGCCATCTGCGCAACCACAGCGGCTTGCGGCGACTGCGCCGGCATGTTTGCAATTGCCGACCCGATTGCGTGCGCAAGGTCAGTCGGTGACGGCATGATAGATTGCCCGCGCGCATAGGAAGTATCGCCCGTGTATGACTCTTTGGCGACCGTGTAGGCTCCGCCAATGGCAGCACCAAACGTCCCAAGTCGACCGAGCCCGAGCAGGAGTGGCTTAAGGCCGCCGCCTCCAGCGGCGGGAGGTTGGCCACCTCCGCCTGGCTTTCCTGGTACACCGCCACCACCGACGATCGCAGCAAGAGTCCCTGCCGCCTTCAGCGCGCCAATGATGGTTGACGCCCCTGACAAGAACATCATCGCGGCGGCGAGCTTACGAATGGTGCCGGCCAGCATCAGGATGCCTGTCGACCACAGCATGATTTGAAACCCATACGGCGCAAGATCCGCGAAGAACCTGGCTATGGGGTTTTCAGCGATGGCCGACGTCAGCGACCTGATGTCCTCGCCCCATTTGCGGAACTTAACGAATATAAGGCCGATCTTATCCGCCGCGGCGGATCCGTCTTCAGCGCCAAACAGGAGGTCGCCAAGATCATTGATCAGATCGCGAATGCCACCGTCTACGCCGAAGCCCTTGAGGAATCCCTGCGTTGCCGCATCCATCTGCGCAAAGATGTGCGCCCGCGCGCCTAGCGAATCGATAACGTCGCCAATGCCAAGTGCCGCCTCCCTGATCTTGGGAAGCATCCGGTCACCCATGGACATCCCAAGTTCGGCGAACTTATTTTGAAGCAGTTGCAGCACGTTCGCCGTGGTGTTGGCGCGCGCCACGTATTCCTTGTAGGCTGACCCGGCGTATTTCGTCTTGTCGCCGACGCTGTTCAGCGCCTGGTCAAGCAGCCCGATGTTGCCGATCAGCGGTGCGAAGGCTTTCGCCTCGTCGCCAAAGAACTGACTGAGTAGCGCGATATGCTGGTCTTTGGGCGCCTTGCCGATTGCCTTAAGCACGGTTTTCAGCGCTTTCGGCGCATCCTTCTGCATCTGCTTCGCGATGGTCGGGAGATCCAGCCCAAGCGCCTTGGCGGCGTCTCGCTGCTCCTTCTTCGCGAACTTGCCGCGTGTCAGGGCCTTGACGACATTTTGCATAGCCGTGCCAGCCGTCTCAGACTGCGCACCAGCCGCGATCATGGCCGAGCCGATGGCCGCGATCTCTTCCTTGGCAAAGCCGCCCATCTCGGCGAGAGCGCCGACCCGGAGCATATAGTCCGTGACGTCCTTGGCCTTGGACGCCATGTTGTTCGATAGGTGGTTGATGGCGTCGGCCAGGTCGCCGGTCTCCGGAACCGTGAGACCAAGCTGTGTCTTCAGCTTGGCAAGCGCCTCGCCGGCCTCTCCAGCGCCAAGATCGAAGGCGATGCCCACGCGGGCCGCCATCTCGGAGAACGCCTTCAGATCCTGCGTGGCAACGCCGGACTCGCCGGCGGCTGCAAAGAGTGCCGCGATGTCCTTGGATGCGATCGGCAGTACCGTGGACATCTGGCGAATCGTCCGCGACATGTTTTCAAACTGCTCGTCGGTCGCGTCGACGACCTTGCGGACGTCAGCGAACGCGGACTCGAAATCCATTGCCGCACCGGCTGTGGTCTGAAGACCTTGCGTGATGCCGAGATAGGCACCGCCGAACGCAGCGATGCGCCCGAACGTGCCGAGCAACGCGCCTTGTGTTGCCCGGATGCCGTTCAGCGAACTGTTGATAGCCTTCGCCCGTCCAGTCACCTGGTCCAAAAGCGAGAGGCGGAGCGTGCTGTTGAGAATGGCCATTATGGGCTCCGCGTCTGCTTCAGAATTTCGGCGGCGGTGTCAAACCATGCCAGCGCCTCGTCGGGAGACAGGCGCTTGATTTCACTCAGGGGAGTCGAAAGTACATGCGCCACAACGCCGGCAACTATTCGCCAGTCGTGGGCTCCGGCTCGTTTCCCAGAAGGTCCGCGGTCGCCTTCATGATAGCCGTCAGGTCTTTGGCACGGATCTTCTTGAAGGCAGGAAGCGGCGTGTCGGAGATCGACGCCAGCACAGCCATGGTCTTCGTCAATTCGCCGGTCACAGCGTCGCCAACGATAAGGTCGCCGATGGTGGCTTCACGGAAGGTCAGTGCAGAATAGGTTGTGCCGTTGTGCTCAACGGGCTTTGAAAGCGTAATGGTGGTCATCTTTGTCTCCTCAAAAGAGCGTGGTGTGGGCGGCGGGTTGGTTGCCCGCCGTCGTGTTTGTCTCGCTGTTACAGCAGCAAAGCGTTGCGGATGCCCTGGCGCTGCGAGACGCCTCCGACCTTGATGTCGAAGTCATCGATCTCGTAGATTGGATCGCCATCGATCTCGAGCTTGTAGTAGTTGACGCTGACCGTGTAGTCGTTTTCGGCCTGGTCGCCGCCCTTCCATGTGCCGGCATCAGCCTGCTTCAGGAAGCCGCGAAGGGTCATGACTGCGGAGTGCTCCGAGCCATCCTCGTCGACGAGGGCGCCAGTGATCATGAACGGGTTTTCGGTCCCCGGTGCGAGACCGAAGAGCTTCAGCGTCTGCGGGTCAAGCCCGGGCATCTTGAAGCTGAATTCCAGCTTCTCGTAGCCCATGTGGACTTCGCGCGGCTTGATCATGCCGGCGTTGCGCATTTCGTCGACCTTGGCGGCCGGGACCGGGGGCGTGATGTCCCCGATCTGGCCAATCTTGAGCGTGCGGTCAGCCCATAGCATGCAGTCTCGCAGCAGGAAGCTGGGAAGGTTATTCGCCATAATTCAGGATTCCTTTAGGCTGCCAGCGTCAGCGGGCCGTTGTCGATCGCGCCGCGTACCTCGTCCAACAGAAGCTGGTAATACAGGATGTTGCGGTGGGTCGTAATCTTGATTTGTTCCATGATGCCGACAGGCTCGAACTCGACATTCAGGAAAATCTGGCCGTTGGCATTGGTGGTGGGCGCATTCTGATCGCCGAGCCATACACGTCCGCCGAGGATGTCATCGTTGGCGGCGAACACTCGCAGTGCGGCGTTGCCGTCTTCAATCATCATCTTCAGGTTGCCGAGCGTCAACTTCTTGTCGACCCACTGGAAGTAGATGTCTTCCAGAGCCTCATTGATCATGTCGGCCGTTGCCCTGACCGAGTCGAACTGCCAGATGGCTACGTCCGTCGCCAGGCGCGAACCCCATGTGCGAAGACCGCCACGCTCATTGATAACAGTCGAGACCTGATTTTCGTTCAGGTAGTTGCTGTCGGCAGGGTAAGCGATAGTGCGGGCAACGCCGTCGAGAGTACGGATGATCTTGTTGGAGACCGAGCCGGAGACGCCTTCAGCCGAGGCCACGACGCGAGCGCGGACGCCGGCAAAGACCGGGGCGATAGGAACGGTTACCGGAGTGCCGGCGACGTTCTTGATGCCCTTCGGGTCGATAACCAGGATGCGTCCGCCATTGACCGTGTTGCGGAAGCGGATTGCTTCTGCGTTGGTCGTGTTCGGGCCGCTGATGTAGGCGCGTGCGCGGATCTGCGGGCATACGACGTTGAGCGCAGAGATGAAGGGGCTGGCCGCATCGCCGATATTGGCAACAGCCGCACCGCCGGACCCGCCGCCACCGAATAAGGAAACCGTAGGTGCCGCGCCGTAACTGTCGCCGGGCTCGGAGACCGTCACGCCTGTGATGGGGCCACCAAGCACGGCGGTCAGGATTGCGCCAGAACCGCCGCCGCCGGAAACGGTGACCGCAGGTGCAGTGACGTAGCCGCTGCCCTTGTTGTTCATCGTGATGGCGGTAATCAGGCCACCGGAGACGGTAGCCGTCGCGGCTGCCTGTACACCACCGGCCGGAGGCGCTGCGATTGCAATCGTCGGTGCGGTTGCATAGTCGGCGCCCGCGTTGGTGATTGCGATCGACGACACCTTATGCTTGTTGATGGCGGCAGTCGCGGCAGCATCGCCGGAACCGGAGAACGTTACGGAGGGAACAGACGTGTAGTCCGCCCCGCCGTTCGTGACCGTTACCGAGATGACACCGTCTTCGATGTAAGCGCCCGTGTCGCCGGCAGTCACGATGACGCGCGGCTGAACGCCAAGCAGTGACTTCGCCTTCAGTGCGGCGTAAAGACCGGTGCGCGCGGCTGCGTCACCAATGAGGTTGGCCTGCGCCACGTCCGCATCTTCGTCGTCTTCGACGCGGTTGACAATAACGGCCGAGCCGCCCTCGCCAAACACCGTCGCGATGTCAGCAAGCAGCGTGCCTTCATCGCCAAGCAAACTGGCCTGCGCCATGCTGGTGACGTAGGTCGGGGTGTTGAGCGGAAATGCAGCAGCATCGGCATCTGGCGCCGTGCCGTTGATGAAGGTCAGGCCGAAGTTGCTGATACGCAGCAAGGAAGGCGAGTCCGCGCTTTCATTAAGCTGGACGCCATGGAAGTACGATAGGTCAGCCAATGCGGCCTCCTTCTTGTGTGGTGGTGGGGCGATTTAGGTGGTTGTTGCCCGCGCAGTGGAGGGCGGGGTCTGTGGCGGCGACAGGGATAGTGAAGCCTCCGGCGCGGAGGTGCCGGTCTTTTTGCTGGTCAGTAGCCAATCCAAACGTGAACCTCACCGGTCAACGTGGCCGTGCCCGCGGTGGTGGTAAAAGTAAGTGAGGTGAGATTTTGATTAAGGGTAACCTTGTCGGTAATTTGACTGAGGCCAACCGCTGTTCTTCCCTGCCCCACCGTAAACCAATCCGCTCCCGCACCACCGTCGTTTTCGCGGTAGAGGTCCAGAACACCGATGTATGGACCCGCAAGTGCCGTGCGGCTTAAATATATACCCGTAGTGTAAGCCGTCATTCCGACGGTGCTGGCCGCGATCGTAGCAGTGGCGCCATTATATCCAGAGAGGACCACGCCAACACCGGTTCCGAGCCGCATGAATAGCTCGGCGGCCGCGCTGGCCGTAATTTCATATAGCACCCGAACATGATTGACCTCAAAGGGGATGGTATTCAATCCTTGGAACGTCCCGCCGGTGAGCGTGGTTGTCCCCAAAAATTCCATTTCCTTGCCGGCCGGAAAGGCTCGGTTTGGCCAGGTAACGACCCGATCCGCCGTCAGGGATTCCGTATTGAACGTCAGCGCGCTCGGAGTGCCAGCCGCGTTGAACAGCTTGAAGGAAGAGGATGCAAACTGCGCGTTAGTAATCGTCCGCGCTGTCTTGAAAATGCTGCTGATCAGCCCTGCCAACGTCCCACGCTTTTGCGTGGTGGCGGTGACGTATGCCAGTTCATCAGCATCGTCGAAGGCGTTGTCGCTTGTACCAGAAGACAGCAGGGCTGCCTTATCAGCCAAAGCAGCAGTCGTAGCCGCAAAAGAAGCAGTCGTAGCCGCAGCATCTGCCTTGAGGGCAATGGCCGCCTCCAACAGGACGATTAGGTCGGCCAAGGCGGCGCTGACGAAGGCGGTATTGGCTATCTTGTTGCTGCCATCGCCAGGCGTAGCCGTTGGCGCTGTCGGCGTCCCCGTGAATGCAGGGGAAACCAGCCCGGCCTTGACAACGATCTGTGCGAAGGCGTCGGACACATCCGTGTCAATGTCGCGTAGGGCGGCGATGATCCGCCCTACGTCAGTTGCCAGATCATTTCCAACAAAGGGCTCCGGATACGCCCGGTTTGGCGTGGTGTTCAACGTCGGCATATCAATTCCCTTGAAGTTAGACCGTGAAGGCCCGCAGATCGGCCACGCTTGGTCGTGCCGCCGGCGTGCCGGTCAACGTCAGCTTGATGCGGCCACCCAAGGGCGCCGCCACACTCGCGTCGCTGTAAGTCCGCTCGATGAAGCCGAGGTCGATCGGCGCAGCCAAAGTCTGGCTGACCGCCCCCCACACGTCGTTCAGCGCATCCGTCTCCACGGTCAGCGAAGAGCCAACAGGAAGCTTGGTGGAGGCAATGACGTCGAGCCGCACATCTGCGCCGAAGGTGAAGCCGCGGCTGACGTAGACGCCCTCATCCTGCATCGTGCCGAGTACCAGCAGGATGTCGCGACCGACAACAGGCGATACCGTTGCGGCTCCCGTAAGGATGGCCCGAACAGTTAGGTTGCCCGTGAAGAACGATGTGCGCTCCCATACCTGGTCGGGAAGGACACGAACCGGGGGCTCGCCTCCAAAGACCAGTTCGAAGACAACCGAAGTCGCCTCCGTCGGAAGGAACACATCGGCGCGCACGAGGACGTCAGAGACGTCTGTTACGGCGTAGGTGCCTAGGGCGACTGTCAGCGTTGTTGGAGCAAACGCTGCGCAGTTCAGACGGAACGTGATGTCCGAATCCTGGTGGACCGTCCAACTAACCGCGTTACTCGAGCTAAACCGCGTGCCGACGGTGTACGGCTGCGCCGCAATCCACTGCTGGTTCAGGGCGTCGAACGCGCCACGATCCGCAACGGATATGCTGTGATCCGGGTCATTCGTCTTGACCACGAACGCGAACATCTGCCCCGCCGGAAGGAAGAACGGCACGGGAAATGGGAACTTCGTCCATGTGCCAGTCAGGACCGACTGCATGTCGATTTCGGTCTGCGCAATGATCTCCGTGGTCGGGAATCCGTTGTCGACCGTCACGAACTCTATGATTACAGGCTCGTCGCGGTCACCAATGGCGCAGAATTTGATTTCGACGCTGCTGACGTGGCGCCCTTCCGTGAGCACAAAAGACTGTGCTTGCGGGTCGGTGCTGCCACCAGTTCCATCGGTCGTGCCGCCGCCCGTGTCTACCCAGTTATTCCGCTCAGGCGGAACGCTCTGGAAGCGCTGAACGGTTGTGACCTGCTGAAGCTCTATCCGCTCCATCCGGCCTTCACCGGTAAAGCGCGCCGAGCAACGAGTGCCAGACCCGCCGACTGCCACGACAGCCTTCGCACCAGATGTCACATTCTCCGGAATGGAGAAAGTGCCAGACACCACGCCATCACCGTCTGCAACAAGGCTGCCCGGGTTGACGTCGATGCCGTCAAACGTCAGCTCGTCCAGCGTTTCGCCTGGGCCAAACTGCCTGATTGTGAAAGCCACCGAAATCTGGCGCAGGAAGCGCAGCGGTGCGGTTCTGGTGTTGCTCAAGACCTGCGAGTTGGTGACGCGCTCTGAATTGCCGGAACCGAAGATTTGAGTCTGAGCCGAAAGCCAAACGGTCTCCTGCTCAGTCCAAAAATCCTGCGCCGGAACGATCTGAAGAACGGCAGGAAGCGGCGCAAACGACATGTAAGGGTTGATTTTGACGCAGCCGGAAACAAGCTCCTGACCAATGGTCAAAACGTCCGTATAAGGTAGCGTCAGCGTCGCTCCGGCGTCGATCTCCTGAAACGTCGGGACAATCGGAATCTGGAACGAGCCATTGAAAACCGCCCCATTTTGAGCCTCACCCGCATCGCGGAAATCGTCGTTCAGCAACGGATCGCTGAAAATGCCGGTGCGCCCTGCGGGTGCCCGTGCATTGATGTCGACGGTCTGTTTTTGCAGGGATACCTGGTTGAACAGGTCAAGCACGTTGTTGTAGAGCCGGTCGATCTTCTCGAACGAGTAGGCGCGAATCCCGTCATTGGTGACAGTCGGCGTGCCGAACCAGTCGTTATTGATCGTAGCCAGCGACAGAAGCGTCTTCGGCACCTGTGGTGGCTGCGGCTGTGATGGAGCGGATAGCCCCTTCAGGTAAACCACGTTGCCGTCGCGGTCGAGGCAGAGCCTGTCGGCACGCGGCAGCTTGTTGGTGTAGCCAAGCAGCACGGTCGTGCCCGTAACGCCACCCGTCAGTGAGACAGTGGCGTCGGTGATAGCTGCTGGCGTCACTGCGTCCAGATAGCGGTAGGTGACGTCATAGGTCGATGAGGTGGCCGGCTCTGCACCGGCAGGTGCCCAGCTCACGGAGTCGCCACTACGGACGTAGTCGGTCGTGGCGACGTAGGTGGTCGCTCCCTGCACGACAGAGATGATGGCCGTGACCGAGTCGTCAGGCAAAGCGTCAAGGCTGTTCGTCACGCCCTTTGTGAGGGTAACCGTCCGCTGTTTTGTGACGATGGCCGAAACGATTGAAGAGATTGGCGCCCGACGAACGGTGATAACCGCCGTGCCTGTGCCGCCATCTTCAAAGGTGTGCGGCTCAGCGTCGACCGTGCCAGTGTCCGGCGCTTCCGTTTCGGAATAACGCGAGGACGTCGGGCGGTTGCGCTTGAAGCCCATGATGTTGGCAGTGCCCTCTCCGATGGAGAAGACCTGCTTGCCGCTATCCAGGCCAAGCGCCGAAACGATGCAGCCGCGAACGACGTAGTTTTCGTGCGCGTCGTAGTCGTAGATGGCGATCTGCTGTTGGACGCCAGAAAGGGTCGGTGGCGCGTCCTGCGAAATGATGACGCCGTCTCGCAACGTGACGTACTGGTAGAAGTCGCCCTCCCCTGCATCCGTGTCAAATGCCCACGCATACGTGACGACGGTGCGAACGCCGCCAGGCTCGCCGTAGCTTTCTTCTGCGGCTTCGACCAAGCCAAGATAGATGGCGTCGTCTTCTGCGGTCACAATGGTCGTGGCCGAGCGAACGCCAATCTTCACGTCGCCCGTCATCGGAACGCTGGTCAATACCGACTCGGCAACCAACCGGCGCGCGCCGTCGATATAAAGTTCGCCTCCAGTGACGGTAACCGTCTCCGCATCAACATCGACGATCACGTCAGCGCCTTCAATGCGATCGCCATCGCTGGCGATAAGGTTTGCGATCCCCTTGCGCTTGGCTGATTCGATGGAGAAGGCTTCATTCAGGTCGGCGCCTTGCGAAAGGTCGCCTTCACCGAAGTAAACGCGGTCATTGTTCGGGCGGTCGGCAAAGCGATCGCGCACGCGCGCGAGCTCCGGATTGACATCCGGATCAAAAACGTAGGTGCTCATACAGCCCTCGATGTGGATTTAAATGGTGAGGTGGATGACGACGTGCTCGCGTATCGTCCTCTGGAAAGAGAAAACCGCAGCGGTCGTGCCGACGTGGATGTCTCCGTCAGGAAAATCGATCTCAGCCGGGGATAGCCAGGGTTTCGCGGGCTTGTTCGCCGTTGACTGGCCACCGAAAACGACCGCAACAGATGCGGCATCGCCGGAAGCCGCACCAAATGCGATAGATGCCTCATAGACAAGCTCGACAGTGTCGGACACGTCTTCGTAGTCAGTGATGTCGCGCACCTCGCGCAAGACCGCGGCATAACCAATGGCGTCGCCGTCGGCGTCGAATACGCCAATATAGGCCGTCTTCTGACGCATCAGCCATGACTTCAGAACCCTGGCATCTGTGACGCCTTCCCATGTGACGCCGGGTGCGGCCCATGTGATTGTCGGCAACCATGTCAGCGGGTCGCCATCTGTATAAGAGACGGCAAGGTCAGCGGCTTTTCCGGCTTCGGCTGTGGCGTCAACGAGATGCGACCGCCCATGCGACCACTTCACCTTGCCGCCGGGCAGTCGGACGCCGCTTGAGTCGCCCCACATCGAACGTCCCCACCGGGACCGCCCGTAAACGTGGCCGCGGACGTCGTAGCCGTGATAGCCACGCCAGAAGTAGGAGCGCGCCGGGTCAGACAGGCCAGCAAGATATTCGGCGCTCATCAGCCGATTGACTTCGTCGGAGCCGGGCAGTTCACCCATGCCGATCTGATATAGATGCCAGCGGCGCCTGCCGCGGACTTGGTCTTCAATGAAGATTGAAGTGTAATCGAGCCAGCCAAGCGCGGTCGTGACGGCTGCTGGCGTGCCGCGTAGGCGTTGCCATGGCCTGCCTTCGTCGATCGTATCCTCGATCGTGGCGAAGAATTGCGAAATAGGACCGAGGCCGTATTCGTGGACAAGCCAAGGTGCGACAGTCACATTGAGCGGCCGCGCGTATTTGATGCCGTGGATCTCCTGAATTGCCGGCGAAACCTCGTCGGCAAAATCGGTAGCGTGCTCCAAGGTGTATTCAAAGACCGTCGTGCTGGTTGACGGCAGAACGGTCGAGAATGTCACCGCGATCTCCCCATGAAGGTCAGGCTTACCGTGCCCAGCGCCGCAGCGCTGAAGTTGTCCATAACCACGTCATTGGCTGGCGCCGTCAGGTTGACTTTCGAAACGCCGCCGGGGCTTAGCCTTGAGACCAGCCACGACCTGTTGACGTCGAACCCGATCCCGCCCTCGTCGGCCAACGCTGCGGCAAGGCCTGCGGACAGGCCCTCAAAAACAGTCATAGGCGCTTCCGGCAGAAGCCAGATTTCAGCGGCCACGTTCACCGTAGTCTTTACGGCAGGCACGACTGTAACAATGTCGTTTATGGACCGAACGGCTGGATTATCTACCGCCGCCGTGATCTCGGCCAATAATTCGGTCGTTGGCGTCCCGCCGCCGCTCGTTGTCAGGACTGCAATCTCAAGCTCGGGACCAGTGCCCGTGCGATAGACGGCCACGTCGCGAATGTCGGCATCAACCGAGCGAGCGTGGAATTCGTACCACTCTTCAGCTCCAGCGGTGGATCTGCCTTGGTCGGCAAGCACAATGCGCTCGCGAAGTGCCTTGTCGCTTTCGCCAGTCAGGCGCGTCACGCCGTGATCGGCCGCGACCGCGTCGAGGTCGGAACCCGTAGCGTATCCCAGCAGGTTGGCCCTCGCAGCATCATTGATGCGGGCTCGTTCGCCAAGTTCCCGGTATGCGTTTGCCTGTATGACAATCATAACCGGGTCTGTTTGTAGCATCGCCACGTCATATTGCGGCAAATCCAGATCCGGATTGGCAGCCCGAACAGCCGTCCAGAGCGTCTGAAACGTCTGTTTCTGGCGCGTCACCAGAGCTTCGTAGTCTAGATTCTGAATGACCTGCGGAGTCGGCAGCGTTGATAGGTCAACCAATGTCGGCCTCCATTATGGCGGCCCGAGGCCGGTTATATCGTGAAGGCCACCCGCGCCGTCTTGTCTTCGGCAACCGAATAGTCGCTGAGGTGTCCGCGCGGGAAATACGTGCCTTGGATGATCATTGCGATTCGCCCATCGGCGTCGACTGTGGTCACGCTTCCGCGCCGCATTCTGTAGCGCGGTTCCCACTTCTCAATGGCAGCGGCGACGGCGGAATAGGCGGCGAGGATGTTTTGTCGGATCATCTTGGTGTCGACCAGATCCGGAAGACCGGAGCCGAAGTCACGGTGCATCACGCGCGAGCCAATAGCGGTCTGAACAATCTTGCCGACGGACTGCTGCGTGTGTTCCCAGTCAGTCAGCGGTCTGCCGGTTACGGCGCTTATTCCTGCCGAGTCGGTCATGTGGTTCGCCCTTCGTGACTATCGTCGTCTTTGCTGGAGGCACCCACAGCGCCACGACGTTTCCGTGTGGCGGCGTTAGCTGGAAAGCTTGTGCGTCGGTCAACTCAAACGGAGAACCGGCCACGCGCCACTGTCCTGCGACTTCGCAGTCAATCCGTGTCGTGTACTGTTTCATGGTGGGTTCCCTATTCGGGTGGGCCGGTGTTTTGCAAGCCGCGGACCACTTCGATGTGCTCGTGATCGGACCCGATGTTCTTGCCGTTGTGGGTGAGGACGGGTCCTTCAATAACGACGGGGCCTTCAATCTTGACGTCACCAACGAGTTTGATGTTGGCCGCCGTGATCGTCACTTCACCGCCGCTGGCCGTAATAACCGTGTCGCCGATCTTGATGTGGAACGGGCTATCCGTGTTCACACGCTGGTTGTCGTCGCTGTAGGTCGAGAAGTCGATTTGCGCGTCCGTCAGGTCGCCGCTTTCGGAAACCACGTCGACCTGCTCGCCCTGGCTATAGAGGACGTCGATCTTGACGCCGGCGGCGGCAATCTGCCTTGGCTTGATCCAGTCAGACAGGTAAGGCGTTTCGCCCTGCTCCGAAAGTTGAACCTTGTATCGGCCAGCCTTGTCGCCCGTGCCGATCTCGGCGACCGTACCCTTACGCCGACGATTCCTGGCGCGCCGCTCTAGTTCGGCAATGCGGTACTTGGTGTCGAGTACAAACTCCTTGAAATCGCGAGGTATCACCCAACCACCTCCGCAGGAGCAGCGTCGATCTCAGTCACATTAACATCAGCCTCAGCACCCTCAGCCGGCGTTATCCGCAGGTTGTCGCCTTCAGACCGAGTTATGCCATAGCGACGCAGCAGCGTCTGCCAATCGTATTCCGCGCCGGCTAACTGCGCCTGCATCAGCGCGATCCATTCCGTCAACTCAGGAACGGTCTCAGCTTTTGCAAAGAAAAGTGCCAGAGGCGTATTGTCGCCCAAAGGCATGCCTCGCACTGGATCCGCGAACAGCGTCACGGTCAACTTCAACTGCTGTGCGGCAAGCTTTGCCCCGCCGCCCTCGTTGCTTGTGCGCGCACGCTCCACCATTTCGTTGCCGAAGTGGAACCTGCGGAAAATCTCTGCCCACTCATTGGCGGGATCGGTCAATGCGTCGCCGATTTGGCGCGCGACGATGTCCAGAAGGAATTCAAAAGAGGCGTCGGTCGCCGGAATGCCGGGATAAATAACGCTTTCGCCAGAGTCTGGGTCAGTCTCGACGTGTGCCGCCGTGACGCCCATCTCAAACAGGAATTCGGTCGAACCGTTCGCCACGAAACCCCGCAAGGGATTGTCTTGCGACTTCGCCGCGTCGGTGTAGACCGAGATGAACGGGCGGTCCTCATCAGTCCGCAACGTGCCGTCGGCTGCGATATCAAGCGCGCCAATCTGGCTGTCAAGGACGTTGTCACCAACCAGTGTCCGGCCCTTCAGGGCCTGCACCGCGGCAATGCGGGCTGCGATGCGGTTCAGGGACATGGTTGGCCTCTTGGTGTCAAACCTGATTAAGCGCCAGCACCAGGATCGACGAATATCGGTCATTGACCGACTTCACTTCCCAGAACGGCTGGCCCGGCAGGTCCATGCCTTTGATACGGTCCCCCTTGTGGAAGACAATCGCCGGATATTTCGACCGCTCGACCACAAGCGCGGCTTCTGCGGACACCATCGTGCTGACCAGGCCAGCGGCAATGTTGATTGTGCCTTCCGGCGATGGCGTATGCAGAACGCCATTCAGCAAGGTAATGGGGCGGCCGGTATCAGCCACCCCGTTCTTCATTGGGTGATGGCGGACCTGTTCGCCGAAGGTCGCGCCGATAACACCGTCAACCCTCGCCTCTAAAGTCCGCCAGTTGACCATGATGTCAGCCGTTCAGACGAACGATGCCCGTCGAGGACGGGTTGGCAGCGACTGCGAGGGCCTTGCCGATAAGGGTGTTCGACGTGGTGACGGTCGTGCATTCCTTGGCGGTGTTGTCCCAATAGATCGCGGCGCCGACGGTCCACGCCTGCGCGGAAAGCTTGTTCAATTCGAACACGCCATCGGTCTTGATCTCGACGTCAGCGGCGTACAGCGCATCACCGCAAGCAACGCCGAATAGCGTGCCGACGAGAACGCCTGCGCCCGAAAGGACGTTTGCAGGGGCCGCAACGGTGACGGTGCTTCCCGGCTGGATATAGTTTTTCATCTCAATCTCCTTGAAGAATGCGGGCGGCCGAAGCCGCCCCTATTGATTAGGCGCCTGCATTTTTCAGGAGGCCGCGGTGATCCATGGCCTTTGCGCCGACTTCAAGGCGAGCCTTGACTTCGAGACCGTCGACGTCAAAGCCGTTGCGGGTTTCGCTGAACAGGCCGCGGTTGCCTTCGAGGTACGCGATTTCTACCGTGTCTACCTGGCTCGGGCTTGCGGCGAGATACCAGGCGGTAGCCGAACCTGCGGCAGCGGCGCCGACGGTCTTGTTGTCGATACCGTTGTCGAGGCGAGCCTCCGCAATGATCTCCAGTGAGCGCATGGAAGCCGTGGCCACCTTGTTGGAAGAGTCGGCATAGAAGATCGACTTCAGTTCCTGCTCGGCGGTTGTCTCGAGAGCAACCGGCACGATGAGGTACTGCGGGCGGATGTTCAGGACGGTCTTGCCGTCAAGATCAACCTGCTTCGCCATCTGGGCACGGGCAACGCCGAGCGACGCAACGCCGAATGCAGCGGCCGTCGGCAGGTTCTTGTGCGTGGCGTGGAACAGAGCGACGCTATCGCCCATGGTCGGGTTGGACAGGATCTGATACCAGACGAGATCGGACTCAAGCTGTGCAGCCTGCTGGCCGAGGATCTGCGGGATACGACCAAACGTATTCATGTCGTCGTTGATGATAACGCGCCGGGTGATGGCGATGACCTCACCATAGGTCGCGATGCTGTAGCTTTCTTTCGATTCAACGAGCGAACCGCGCTTGTATTCGCCGGACTCGTTGACCTTCTGGAAGCCGCCGCTGCCGCCAAGCTGCGCACGGTTGATAGCCTTGAAGTCAGCGGCCGGCACTTCGCGAACCAGCGGACGAAACGTCTGCGGAGCCTGCTCGTAGCCTGCGCGGAGCGACGTGTTGACCACGTTGCCGAGGATGACCGGGAAGTCAGATGTGCTCATGTAACCGGAACGCTGCGCAAGCGCGCGGGCTGCGATCTCATCACGGGAAAGGCCGCGGGTCCTTTCACCGCGCAGTTCCAAAGCCTCGCGGGCCATGTCCATCAACGTAAAGCCGCGGTATTCGCGGGCGCCGTCGGTCAGCTTGGTGGTCGGATCGACACGATGCTGAAGGGCTTCCGACATAACAGCGGCTCGCTTCTCGTGGTGCTCTTCGCCAACGCGAGCGGGGCTGCGGTTGTCGATCGAGGGTGCCTCACGGGCCATCAGTTTCTCCAGCAGTGCGGTGCGAAATTCATCGACCGACTTGCGGCCATCGATGTGCTCGTCACCGAGCTCGGATGCGCCTGCGTCTTTTGCCAGTTTGCGGATCTCGGAAACGCGCTTCTGCTCAGCGTCGAGCGCTTTGCGGATTTCGACGGCAACGTCTACCGGCTTTTCGGTCTGACGCGAGTCTTCGGCATCGTCAGCGTCCTTGATCTGCTTACGGACGTCGGCAATCTCTGCCAGGATCTTTTCGTGATCCTTTTCGATTGCGCGCGCAGCGTCGGCTGCGGTGTCGTCCTTGATTTCTGCCAGTTTGCCAGCGGCGCGCTTTTCGAGCAGGGCCAGCTTCTCACGAAGGGTCATTGTTGCTTCCTTATTAAGTTGGCCGGGCTAAGCCACGGTCTGGCGCTGGCGCATCGACATGCGAATGCGGCGAGCGTCGTTTTGGCCGGTGGCCGTTTCACTGACAAACTCGCAAGGCGCCATGGTGAGCGCCTCCTTGCGAATCTGACTGCCTGCGTCAGCGGGGACTGGCACCGCGGAAATCTCCAGCGGCTCCCAATCCACGACGCGCCACTCCTCGTCGGTCCCATCGCCGTGCGCGTCGGTCTTCACGACCTTATGGATAGCGTAACCAACGGAGATGTTGCGGATGATGCCATCGCGGATCTTCTCGACGATGGCTTTGTCTTCATCGGCTCGCGAAAGTTTGACCTTCGCGTATCCCTTGCCGCCCTCAACGCGAGCGGAACCGGGGACCACCGAACCGATGATATCACTCAAGTCCCAATCGCTGTGTGTATTCAGGAAGGGAGCCCCGGCGTTAAGCCGTTCGAGGCGCACCGACTTGGGGGTCACCTCAAGCACTTCCTGATAGTAGCGTTCGGAACGCCAGGACCATCGCCGCACGGCGGCGCCAGTGGTCCAGATAACTTCGATGGTGTTGTCTGCCTCGTCAAACGACGCAGACCGCACCTCGGCTGACCTCCCGAACTTCGGGAGGTTGACCATTTTCTCATTCATGAGATGTCCTCGCCATTGCCGGAAGCGCCGGCGTTGTCAGCGTCTTCGCCGCCTGTGTCTTGCTGGGTCTGGCCGGCTTGCGACATTCGTCGCGGGTCCGAGTCGAAAACCAGGCCCTTGTCGTCCAGCATCTTGTGCCACTCGACGTAGCCGGCAATGACCTCGTCTGGCGTGTAGCCAGTCTCGGCAATCGCAACCATAGGATTAAGAAGACCGGAGCGCATTGCCGCGACGCGCGCAGCAACATCCTTGGCCTCGTCGGCAGACGGGAACCTCGGCGGCGACCATTCAACAGGCACCTTCATCGACTTGCTCTTGCCGGCGAAGTAGGCCGCCTCGCAGAACCAGTCCCACAGCGGTTGGCAAATCATCGGGATGATGACTTGCCACTGAAGATCGTCGATCGTACGCTTGAACGTCTCGAGACCGACCTTGCTGGAGGAGTAATTCACCTTGTCAAGCCTGCCGGTTAGCAGCGCATGCGGGACATGGAAGCCAGCCGCAATAGTGTGCAGCATCGAAGTCTTGTAAGCGTCGTACCCGGCTGTTGCCGCAGGCTGCGAGAACTTGATGTCCCGTCCGCCGCGGGCGTGGTAGATCGTACCGGGCTCAACCTTCTCGACGATCTCCCCGTCGTTATTGTATATGCCAGGCACTTCGTTCTCGCCTAGAACAATGCCGACGCCAGCCTCTTCGTCGCCGCCAGTAACGACGCCAACCATGCAGGCTTCAAGCCGCTTACGGATCAGTTCGGCCTCTTCGTATGCCGCCAGGGTATGCAGGGAGGAAATCACCGCATGACCCCACGGAACACCAAGAGGCTGTCCGGCGCGCTGCTTCACGAAGGCGAAAGCAACGTCGTCGGATGGAACCGGAACCGACGTCATCGACGTGGTGGAATAGAGCGACGTGTTGCCGGGATGCTGCGGAAACATCCAGTAGGCAGTTGTTTTGCCGAGCAAGTCATACTCGATGCCGAGAACACCGCGACGACCATTGGTCAGATCGCCGTTCTTTGCGGCATCGAGGTGATCGACCTCCAGCACCTGCAATTGCAACGGTACGGCAAGGCCGTCCCCTGCGCGACGGCGCCGGCGGCGAATGATGCCCGTCCCCGACTCCAGCATCTCGCGTGTCGCAAGCGACACAATGCCATGGAAGCCAAGATGGCCGTCCGCATCGCACTGCCGCAACCACTGTGCGAAAAGCTCGTTGAGCTTCCGGTCCTTCGACCGAGGCACAATCCCCGCACCCACCGCGTGCGTCACAAGGACGGCAATCGCGTTGGCCGCATATGGGTTGTTCCGCACCAGATCGCGCATTCGGTCGCGAAGCAGCGTTCCCGCTGCAACGACTTCAGCTTGCGCGCTGGCATTGGTCGTTCGCCACCCCATGTTGAGGCGGTCGCGGTTTGCGCCATCGTAGCCGCGGGTCATGATGTCGATGGCCGCGCGCTGGCGCAGCCGTTTGACCCCGGCAGATGGAGCAACCCACCCGATGGCCCTGTCCAACAGATTTTGTTTTGCCATGCTAGAACGCCACCCGCGTTATCCGCGGACGAGACGACTGTTGCGCCTCGAGCCACTCCAGAGCCTTCATCATGTCCGTCAGCGAATGGTATTCGACTTCTCGATGCGTCCCGCCGGACCGGAACTGTATGCGGCGTGCGCCGGATGCGATGGCATCACGAAGAGCGGCAATCTGTGCAGTGTTATCAGTCATCGCCGCCTCCTAGAGCCAGTATGATTTAGCCTTGCGAGGCTTTGCTTGCGGGGTGTTGTCGTTTGCCGCCGACACGGTGTGGCCGGTCGAAAGTTGCTCGCGGCGCTGGGTCCAGTTGATCGTCACAAGTTCCTTGGCGGCAATCGCGTATACGACGCAGTCAAGCGCCTCGTTGCGCCTGCCAGGGACTGGGATCCACTTCCGGACGGGGCGACCACGATCCATCTTCACGACGGCCTGCTCACCCGTAAACTGCTCGTACCAAACCTCCGGTAGATCCCTCGAAAATCTAAAGATCTTGCCGTGCTGAATACGGTTCAGAATGGTGTCCTTGATGGAGTCGACACCGACGATCCACAGCGGATCCTTCTTCATCGTCTTGGAGCGCAGAATGAACGGTCGTCGCCCGCCATCGCCCTTGATGGCGACGATCTTGCGGCGAAGCCTGGGCTTCACGAACGCATAGACATGCGGCATGTGGTTGCCGTTACTGGAGTCGATCGCAACCGCGTCGATGCCAATCTCGCCGCCTAGAGGATGCCGCCAACGCTGCTTTACAATTGCATCGATGTCGGTCCAGAACTCGTCGTGCTCGTAGGATCCGTGGACGATGTCGTGGTCCAGCACCACCAGTTCGCCAGCTCCAGTATGCCCTAGGTAGGTCACCTCGCCGCGGTCGTCCTGCATGTCTATGCCGACCGTGACGGCCAGGACATCTTCAGGGAACGGCTGCTGCTCTGGTCCACCCAAGCCAAACGGCTCTGCGGAATCCATAAGGGCAAACTCGTCGATGCGGTCGCCACCTGTGCGCCACGCCTCACCAAGGATGGTGTTCACGAACGGCTTCAGCAGAAGCGGGTCGTTCTTGGCAAGCAGGAACTCTTCGGCGAGCAAACCCCAATCCGCGTTAGGCAGCGGGCTGGTCAACGAGTTGATCTTGAAGCCCGCGTGGCCCTTGACCTCTGGCTTCGTTACTCGCCAGCGGCCGCGCTGCACCATTGTCGACTTATGCTTGTGCTCTACCTCGCACCCGCACTTCGGGCAGTGCCATGCGGCCTTCTCCGGCTGGCCTTCGGGCCAGTGGATATCAGCCCAAAGCACTTCGCTGTAATCATCGCATTCGACGCAGCGAACCTGAAAAACGCGCTGGTCAGACTTGGCGTATTCGCCAGAGACATAGCTGGTTTCCTCTTCGTCCGGCGTGGAGCCGACGATCAACTTGTAATCTGCAAACTGCGCCGTCCGTCGCTTTGCCAGCGGGATCGGGTGGCCTTCCGTCGTCGGCTTCATGCCGTCGACTTCGTCCATGATCACCACGCGGGCATTGTGCGCGCGAAAGCTGCGCGGCGTTTCCGCCGATAGGATCTTGAGCGTGCCGCCAGTGAACTGGCGCATCAGCATGGTGCTGCGGTCTTTGCCGCCGGATGACTTGTCGCCGGACAGGACGCCCTGAAGAACGGGGGAGTCCGCGAACGTCGGCTCGAGGTCGGAAGTCACGAAGGACTTCGCCATGTCGTCGTTCGGCAAATAGACCAGCATCAGCGATGGGTCGTTGACGACGAAGTTGGCAACGGCGCCGGTCAGTACCGTCGTGTAACCGATACGCGCCGACTTCAAAACGGAGACCTGCCGATAAGCAGGATCCCCGATCGCGTCAGCTATCCCTTTTTGCGGAGCGTATAGCTTTATCTTTCCGGGTACGCCTGACACCGTGCTGGGCAGGCGAATTTCCTTTTCCATCCACTCGGACAAATTGATTTTCTGAGGCGGGCGAAGGGTCGCCATCACCTTCTTCAAGGTCGCCAAGGTCTGCGTCATAGATGTCAACTCCATCCGCAAGCTTGGTCATTGCATCGCGGATTTCCTCATCAAGGATCAGTGCATCCTCGGGTGAGAGTGACATCCTTTGCCGGGTGCGAGAGACGACGGCCAGCAATCCGCTGCGGATGCTAGAGACCTGTTCTGACCAAACGCGCGACACCTCCTCAAGGGGAAGCAACTCCTTGCGCAGCTTGGCGTTTCTCAATTCCTGCGTGTCAGCCTGCTCTTTTTTCAGGCGGGCCTCTTCGCGCTCTTTGTCGATGTGGTTTTCTTTGTCCTTGCCGCGGTTTGAGGCGTGCTCGACATACCGCTGGACACTTTGTGGGCCGTTGAACTCGCCGTGGCCAAGCCGGACCACAAGCCCCTCTTCCGCTAACTGATTGATGCGTCTAGTAGTTAGCCCTAGCAGCAGGCCAAGCTCCGCCGTGGTCAACTTCATCGTGGTCACCAAAAAGAAGGAAATGGCCTAGAAAAAAAGTTGCAGACTGCGCGAGGCCGGGGCCTTCCCACCCGCACAGGGCGGGGGTGGCCTGGGAGGACCCATATAGGGGGAGTGTGGCAGATGTGCAACGTGCCATTACACCACCCCCCGACTCGCATGTCAATCGGATAATATCCTGATAATTCATATATTTCTGCATTTTTCTTCATTCATCGCATCATCTGCGACGGATGGCGGCGCCTAGCTCAAGGCCCCACCTGCCAAGCGGCGCAGGTAATGCGAGACACGTACATCAAGCGCATTCTTGCCGCGATCGAAGGTCTCTGCGGTCTGGCCTGACGTGGCTTCGGTCGGCAGCACCACGTCTGACTGGACGACATGGAACTTACCACCTGCTCGCCTGAACACCTGACCATTCCAGTTGGGCTTGGTCACACGCTTAGGCCACCAGCCTGCACGCATGAACGTGCCGCTGAATATCTGCCTGGCATTACGAGGTGCAGCGCTCACGCCCTTGCGGGTCTCTCGTGCGCTGAAGTACTTCAGCCTGATCTCCCCGCCTTTGACACGGATCTCGTAGGCCAGCGTTGCCGGCGTAGATCGCGTGCGCCGCGCGACAGCCTTGCGTCCAACCTTCTTGGATACCCCAGACTGGTCAGACAGCGCCCTGCCCGTGGCAGTCGCGGCCTTGGCGCCTGTGTCGTTGATGGCCCTGCTGTAGAGGTTGCGTGCCTTGCCGCTGCCCAGGTCGCTGGATAGCTGCGTGAAGCGCCGTAGACCATCGCCTGTGATTGTGACTGTCAGCATGGGCTTGGCCTATGATTAATTGGCGCGACGCCGCTGGATTTGAACCAACACCGCAAGTTTTGGAGACCTGCATGCTACCGTTACACTAGACGCGCATCTGGTTGCGGGGGATGGATTTGAACCATCGACCTCTTGGTTATGAGCCAAGCTAGCTACCATGCCGCTCTACCCCGCAGAAAACGAAAGCGCCGAGCTCAACCCGAAGGGAGCCCGGCGCAGGATCGCCCGTTGCAGCGAGAGGAGGCGCGCGGCGGGCAATAGTTTGTCACCGCAAGGTGATGCTAGGGAATTAGCGCGACGGGAGCCAGCGGGACCTGCGAGCGTCGACCGTCGCGCACGCCGTCGCGGGTCGCAATCGCGCCGGGCGTTCTTGAACTCGATGTGGGAATGTAATCCACAGATAGGATGACATTCCTTATATTCAAGACATTGCTGATTAACCAGAGCCGTTCGACATCTTGCCCACGCGCGGTCCGCTGAGCGCTACTCCGAATGGCGGAATAGACGTCCATCTGTGTTGTATGCGAATTCTCTCCTCAACCACACGCTGAGGAGGAATCAAGATGGCTCTAACAATTGTCCCGCATCCCGCAAACATACTTGTCGGATCGATCTCCCACATCCGCCATATCGTTAAGCGATTGGAGCTCCCAGAAGAGTTCGGTGCCGAAACAAAATTCCAGATTGGAGCGAAGTACTACTATTGCACCGAGCTTCCCCACATCGTCGTGGATCTGGTCGATGAAGCCAGACGGGCGTCAAAGCAACTCCCTATGGCGACACTGACCCTGCCGGGCGGGCAACCTGTCTGGTTTGCCGGCGAACTGGCTGAAGGGCCGGTCAAGCTGCTCCCCGGCGAAATCGGGGATGGGATCCATTCCGCCTTCAAGATCGGTGATCTCCTGACTCGAGTGCGCGATATGCCAGACGAGGTGGCAGAGGTGATCAGAGCGGCTGGGGGCAAAGCCATCAAGCCAGTTGAGCACGTGGGACTGGCTCGCCAGATCAAGCGGAAGGCAGCCTAGTCCTGAAGTGTGCCCGGCACTAGGCCGGGGAATTGGTTGAGGCCGGCCGGCGATCCAGCGAGTTATAAACGTCCGCGACTGCGAACCGCCTCAAGTGAAGGGAAATTCAATCCCTTCACTTATATTCGTGGCAACTCACACGCTGACCGGACATCAGGCCGCAACTTTCTGCTCTTCTGCCAAATTATCTGTCCTCGCCGTCTCGTCGATGGCCAGAAGTGCGCCGATCGCTGCGTCGATCAACAACGGGCCGACCTTCTCGGCATAGGCTGGAGCCTTCCCCATCGCCACGCCGATCTCCTTCGCCGTCGCGTTCGTAATTGCCATATCCAGCACCTGGGCATGCTCGCCGAGCAGAAGGCGAAGATGATCGAGATGGCTTCGCATCTCTACCAGGCGCACGACTTCCGGCTCACGACCGGCAGCGGCGGAAATTTCGCCGACCGGCTTTGGCTTTTTGGTTCCGCCCCTCCATTGCTTCCCCGGAACAAGTGCGTCAAGGCCACGGGTCGCAGGAACGGGCAGTTCCTCGAAGGGGACTGCCCCATCCACACCGTAAGACCTCAGCAGGGCGCGAGCTTCTTCAACGCCGAACCGTCCCACCTTGTCTTTCTTGGACGGCGCTTCACGTGGCAGTGGATCATAGCAGGTTCCGATCGCCTTCTCGCCGGAGAACGGGCGCAGTAACGACGTTGCCGCGAATGGCGAAGTTGCGTTGGCAGTCTGCAGATACGCCCAAATCGCCGCCTCAGTGCGCTCCGAGGATTGACCACCCTTCATGCCGCGCGGACGCTCGATCGGCGCCAGAGCTTTGCCCTTGGCGGTTACGGCCCATTGCATCAACTTCCCGTCCCGGAACAGCAGATCACCAAGTCGCGTGTCGGTTCCGCCGAGGCGGTTGCGCTTGGACACGGGTGTTGCCTCGGTGGGTTCGTATACATTCACCAGCCGACCTGTGACCGGCCACCGCTCTTCACCTGTCACCGTCCAGCCGACCGCGCGAAGGGTCTCGGCTTCGGACGGACGAGTTTCGATCTGCTCCTCGGCAGCGTCGTCGACATCTGGTGTAGGTTCAAACACAGATCCCGGTTGGCACAGGTTTTTCCAGTGGCGCAGGGCGAATGCCCTGGCGATATCGCCGCGATAAGCCAGCCGTTCCAAGGCGGGCCACGCCAACACGGCCGGCACCGGCTTGTTGTCGTTGGCGGCGACGGGCCTGGCCTTCGGCGTCTTGGCAGGCTTGGCCGGGGACACGGCAGACGAAAGCAACGCGGAGAGTTGCGACAAGTCGTGGCGGTCGGGTGCGGTCATGTGTGGTCCTACTTGGTGAATTTTGGGCGTGGCAGCGGAAGGCAGTCGATTGCGTGCGACGTGTTGGTGGGCTCACCGTGGCGCCCTTCAGCGATATCCGCAGCGCGATACCGCATCGCCGCTGCCGCCTTCAGCCTGGCCTCTTCGGCAACAGTCCGCGTGACGCTGATGGACAGTGCGTAGGCCGCATTCCGTTTGGTCTTCGCAAGATCTGCCTCGAGGCCGGCAATCCGTTCTTGCAGCTTCTCGATGACAATGTGGGCGTCTACGAGGTGGGACCTGTAATGCTGGCCCTGCCGGCGGGGATCCGATGGCTTCGTGCTATCCGCGACCAGCGTGAACAGCGCCCGCCTGGTCGCTTCGCGATCCTTGCGGGCGGATTCTTCGAACGTCTTAATGCGCATGTTGTGCTCCCAGGTTGGCTATACTGTATATAGTAGTTTAACGCGAAAAATGCAGTCCGACCGCTAGATATTGTGTTCCAACAGAGAGATCGCAGGCTGGTTTGGATCATCCAATAAGCTGAAGTGCATTCTGCAACCACAAGCATAGACTGCCGGTACCAATTGGCCTGTTTCCGGCGGGGTGTTCAGATGGCCTATTCTTGGGGCTTAGCCGCGACGGCGTTCGACGCATTTCTAGCCACGGTCGTATCCCTTGGCATCCTCGGCGTATTCAGTGTCTTGTGGCAGGGCTTCAATGCACTTCGGGTCATCGCAAAGAGGCGAGAGAGCGAGCCGAGAAGCTTGCTCAAGATCGGATCGAAGCCTTCAATCAGGCGTACAACGCTTTGAGCGACCGGTACTTCGTGTTTCTAAGTGCTCTGGCCCAGTATCCCCATATTGGCGTGCAGCCACCATGGACCGAGGCGCCTAACTCCCTTTCTGCCGAAGACCAGGCTCGGCGATCGGTCCTCTACGACATGGTCATTTCGCTTTGCGAGGAGGCGTATCTCATCAAGGAACGTGCTGACGACATCAAACTGCACCAGTGGCCTGGATGGGAAGATTACATCGTGGCACTTCTTCGGCATGATGAGTTCAGAGATTACCTCGACCTAGGTCGAACGGACGGGGGATATGGTGGGTTCGATTCACGCTTTGAGGCCTATTTGATTGGCCTAATTGCAGAGCGGAAGATCGGAACGCCAATCGCCGCGGCAGCTTAGTCTGCACGGAAAAGGTTGGCACTTCTCTTGTGATCATTCTCCTATCCAAAGGGGATGGCGTTCCCAAACGCCTCCCCCTCTTTAGAGGGGTAAAGACCGGGAACGTGGGAACGCCTTTAATTTCAACAGCTTAACCCGTTCCCGAAATTTCCGGGAACGTCGGGAATGGGAACGCAATATCGTTCTTTTTCAATAGCTTAGCGTTCCCATTCCCATGGGAATGGCCGTTCCCAGCGATGCCCGGGAACGGCTCTGGAACGCTACCTGGGTGTCCCCGTCGTGAAGTTTCCAAGCCCAAGAGCGAACATTCCGCCAGGCACATCAAGCCATTTTGCCAACTTCTCGCCCTTGGCTGCCGCCCTGACTATTCTCCCCTGTTCCAGGGCTTGCGTGGCCAGATGATCAAGCCTGCCTTTCGACAACGATTTTAGTTCGTCAGGTAGGCGTTCCCTCATTTCAAAAAGACCGCCCGCGCCCGTCTTCGTGAACGGCGATCCAGATGTCGCGGCACCCGCGACGGCAATAACCAATGCGTCCAGCAGATCCCCTTGCGGCGCCGCAGACTCGCTCAATCCCGATGTGCGATCGACAAGTAATCCGAACTCGTTTCGAACGTAGGTGCTGACAATACGCCGCGCCGCGCCGTTCGCCTTCACTACGCCTCCAAGCACGACCTTGCCCGGCGAGAATTCAACGCCGAGCGTCTTGCAGACACGCTTCGCCCGCGCTTCATCAGCCGGCCACATGGCATAGGCAAGCCGCAGGCCATCGACCAAAGCGGTGCTGCCGCGGATAGCATCTCGGGCGTCACCTAATGTCTCGATCGGCTTCTGCACCTTTCTCATATGATGCGCCACCAAAACCGTCGCGCCTGTTTCTGCCGACAACTTGGACAGGGAAGTGCAGACAAACTGGCCGGCGGCCGGATCTTCGTTCAACGGCAGATGAGCGAACGAAGCGAGCGGATCGAATGTCACCAGGCGGAGATCTTCAACCGTCGCCAGTTCGTCGCGCAGCCTAAGAAAATCATCCGTCTCAATCAGCCCTCGCTTCTTGTCTTCCTTCCAGTAGGCTCGCGCTCCACCGGCTGAAGGAAGAGGGACCACAATCATGCGCTTCCCAGCCGTCGAGTGCCTTTCACCTTTTTGGTCAAGCGCATCCATACGGCGATGTGCTTCCCCTTCATCGTCCTCTGACGTGATCATAACCGATGCACCCTCGGCGATGACCCGTCCACCGAAGACAGGCGGTGCATAGATGCTCGAACCGAACGATACCCGCCGATGCAGTTCGAGCATCGCGTAACTCTTCCCGGTGTCGCCCATTGCTGCAACCATGCCAGGCACGCCAAGCGGTATGACACCGTCGACAAGATACTCAACAGCGGGAGCTTTTCCGACATAGCGATCCACGGTCCAGTCGAAGATGGAGAGGACGGGCGCAGTTGGCCCGTTGTCGTTCGCCTCCTTTAGCTTAACGATTTTCATGTTGCTGTTCGCTACGATCTGCACCGATCCGTCTTGTAGACGGATGCTGGCCGTGAACGAACCAGCGCGGACAACTACGCCAGCACCGAACGATTCATGGAAGACTTCGTCCCCAGGCGCGAGTGGTGAGGCGTTAGGCTGCGTTTGCGATTGCGTCATCATATACCTCAGCGAGCGTCATATTGATTATTGCGGAGCGCACATCAGGCGCGAGGCTCAGAACCTGCTGAGAGGTCTTCGACGACGGGCCGTATACAAGCAGCTTCCCGTCCGGCGCTTCGACGATTGTGCAGTCGAAGATGAGAACTCCTTCGACTGGCTCGAAGGCGAACCGCGCGAGCGTGCGGAAGCCTCCCGGCGACGTCTCCCGACGCGCCGGTCTAGCGTTTCTGATCTTCATGCTGCCTCGCGCAGCGCGACAGCATCGGTCTCGAACTCGCGTTTCCACTCCTCGAGTGTCGAATACATGTTCCCGTCAGAATCGAAGACGCCGCCGGAGGGGTCCATCATAACGAGATAGTCGGAGTTCTCGTCTCTGTCGCAGCCTTCGAAAAGAGGCCAGCTACCTGAGAACGTCACCTTCCAGGCGATCGCCGAGCGCATTGTGTAACAGTACGAGCCATCGGAAAGTCGCTCGGCATAGACTGCGACGAACCCAGGATTGGCGGGGATGACAGGCATGAAGAGTTCTGCGGGGTCTGAGTATGCTTCGCCGGTTACCTCACAGCCAGTCGAGAGCAGGAAGCGGGTGTCGCCGTTTTTGAGTGTGGCATATTGGACAACGGCCGAAGTGTTGACGTTGCGACCGTCTTTCAAATTAATCATAGGCATAGGTTCTCCTCTCGCCGGCGCGAAACCGGACGGTTGTGGTTTGTGGCTGGTGATTTGTGGGGGTTAGGCGGCGCGGGACGAGGCGCGCTCGGCTTGCGCCATCCACGCCACTAAGCTGCTCTTCCTGGCCGAGACAGTACCGCCCAATTTGAAATGAGGAATTATTCCGTCGTAAGTGAGCCGATAGACCTGCCGGGGGGTCACGCCGAGGAATTCGGAGATGGCAGCCGCCCCCATGAGAAGGTCGGCAGGCAGGAAGTTATCATTCGCGGAAATAGTCATGGTGCTCCTCTAGTGCGCGCGGAACGAAATCCGGGCGTCGCTTGAATCGGGTTGAATGAGAGAAGGGTCGGTTGCCGGCACGCCATGGCCGGGCTGGAAAGTTGATCGACGCCTTAGGCGCCGCCTTCCCCGGGAAGGCTCAGCCGGAGAGATGAGCTCTCGTCTTGGATGCAAAGCATCGGGCGGGAACCACCCCGCCAACCAAGTCGCCACCACAACGACCTGATGTTTTCCTTGTATACGGTTTTTACAAATTTGTCAAGGTTTTACGCTGGTTACCTTGCGCCGATTGCTGAGCCGCCTATTATGTGCCTGCAAATCAGGAGGTCGCATGGCAAAGGTAAAACGGCGGAGATGGACCAACGCCAGCGGATCGCATGAGGCTTGGCAAATCGACTTCACCGACAGGCACGGTAAGCGCCACCGCGAGCAGTTCAACCTCAAGCGTGATGCTGAGAACCGTCTTGGCGAACTTCAGGGTACGACCCGCGCGGGCACCTATCGCGCCTTAGCTGATAAGGCCGACGTCGCCGCGGCTTGCAAATCCTTCTGCTTGTATATGACCGATCGAGCTGACCGGAAAGAAAAGGTCACCGAGACCTACCTTCGGACCACCCGCCAACACTGCGAAAACTACATTGATCCTGCCAACGAGTACGTGATCCGAAGGCCAGGCCTGGAACGAAAAGACGCGATCGGTTTCAAGGGTGGGATTGGTCCCATCAAGCTCGCGGATCTGACAGCCGCTCGGGTTGTTAAATTTCGTGACGAGATGCGGAAGCATGGGGCTGGCATTGTCACCACGCGGAGAGTTCTCGGCACGCTCTCCCGAATACTCAAGCATGCCGTCGAAAATGATATGGCGACGATCAACGTCGCGAAAGGCGTGCGGGTTATCGGTACGAGGGATGAAGATTCAGAACGTGTCACCCCTCCGTCCAAAGCGGATATGGCCGCCATACTCGCGGCAGAACCCGATACGGCATGTGATGATCCTGATCTCGCGGCAGAGAATAAGGCGCTTCTGGATCGCCTCCTAAAGTCGAATTTTAAACTGCACGTGCGTTTCGCGGCCGCAAGCGGATTGCGCGCTAGCGAACAATGGGCACTGAGGTGGCGGAACGTGGACCTGAAAACCGGAAAAATCACCGTCGACAGTCGGGTCGACGCCTTCGGCGGGATCGACACCACAAAGAGCGCCGCCGGTAGGCGTACGGTACCAATCGGAAAATCAATGGTGGCCGCCCTCACCGCCTGGAAGGAGAAATCGAAGTTCAAGAAGGACGACGACTTCGTATTCCCCGATGGCAGGGGTAATTTCACCAGGCATACGAATATGACAAAGCGGCTCTGGAATCCGCTCGTCAAGGCATCCGGCATCACGCCAATTGGTTGGCACGCCCTACGCCATTTCGCGGTCTCGACTTGGATCGAGGCGGGCCTACCGCCGAAAGCAGTTCAAACGCTGGCGGGACATGCGAGCTTCCACATCACGATGTCGAGGTATGGCCACCTATTCCCGAGTGAAGACCACCAGTCAGCCTTTGACAGGATCGCCGAGACCCTGACTTAGCGAAATGGCACATAAATGGCACATGATGCGCTACATGCCCTACCATAGAAGGCATTACGGCCTGACTTTTAATCAGTAGGTCTCGGGTTCGAACCCCGACGCTCTCACCAATAAATTCAACGGCTTACCGCCTTGAACTCAGCCCGAAATCGGCTAAAATACCCTCACACAATTCTCGCACAGTTTTGAGGGTAAAATGGCATCCCACAAAGTGCTTGGTGACAAGGTCCGTGTGTACCGTCGCCCGAACAGTTCCGTCTGGCAGTGCTCCACCTATCTCGAAGGAAAAGAGTGGCGGGTCAGCACCAAGACCGACAGCCTGGCCCAGGCCAAAGAGTTCGCGGAAGACTGGTATTTCGAACTCAAAGGCAAAAGCCGCGCCGGAGGGCTGAAGAAGGAAAAAACTTTCGCGGATGCCGCCAAGCAGTTTTTCCTGGAATATGAGGCGATCACCAGCGGGGAGCGTAATCCCCGCTATGTGAAGGACCACGAGGCCCGAATAAATAATCACCTGATTCCCTACTTCGGGGACAAAGCCCTGAGCGCCGTCACCGCTGGCGTATTACAGGAATATCGGGTGATGCGGCTGCAGACGAAGGCTAGGACCGGAAAGCCGCCGTCCCGGAGCACCCTTCACCATGAAACGGTAACCCTCCGCCAGGTCATGAAAACCGCCCTGCGGCATGGCTGGATAGGCCACCTGCCCGACTTCTCCGCACCGTACCGCGCGTCCAGCAAGATCAACCATCGGGCGTGGTTCTCGCCGGAGGAGTACAAGCAACTCTACTCCCATACCCGCGACCGAGCCAAATCAGCCTTCGGGCTGAGTTGGCAGCATGCGGCCGAACAACTGCATGATTTCATCCTGTTCATGGCCAACACCGGATTACGGCCCGACGAGGCCAATCGGCTGGAATACCGCGACGTCACCATTGAGAAGGACCCGGAGAGCAAGGAACGCATTTTGGTAATTGAGGTGCGCGGCAAGCGCGGCGTCGGCTACTGCAAAAGCACCACGGGGGCGGTGTTTCCTTTCGAGCGGCTGAAGAAGCGCAACAAACCCAAGCCTACCGACCTCGTCTTCCCGCAGGATCACAAGAAACAGTTCAACCGGGTTCTCACGGACTGCGAGCTGAAGTTCGATCGCCAGGGTAACCGCCGCTCAGCCTACAGCCTCCGGCACACCTACATTTGCCTGCGCCTGCTCGAAGGCGCCGACATCTACCAGATTGCCAAGAACTGCCGCACCAGCGTCGAAATGATCGAGAAGCACTATGCGGTGCATCTCAAGAATACGCTGGACGCTAAGGCCATCAACGTGCGGCGTCGGGCAAAGCTCGCACCGGCGCTCGTGCTGGAATAGTGCCCGGACACCTGGATCGGTCACCTGCCCACTTGAAAAACATCAACGCCCGCGTGTATCAATGCGTAAAGCGCACTTACGCATCGCCGAATGTGTACGCATTGGACGAAAGAGGCG